ATATGCAACAACTTGGCTCCAACTATAGGGGGGATAGCTCTGACACCCTCGGAAACATTATGCAGGGTCAGTACGCCCCGCTTGCTATGCTTAATCAGTTTACTAGCGGCATAACCCAAACCGCTATGAACAATGACGCAGCCAATAGACGTACGGACGCGCAGATTTCATCTTCAAACTTTCAGTCTAAAATGCAGCGAGACATGATGAATAAGCAGTTTAGCCTTACCCATGCCCTGAACCTTGGAAATCAAGACTTGGCAGCACAGGCGCAGCAGTTCGGCCAACAGAGAGACATAGCCAACTTTGGTCAGACCGGGGCTAGGGATGCCGCCTCCGCCAAGTATCAAGAGTCGATGGCAGGAGCAGCTGGTGTCACCGCCGGCGCGGCTTGGAATAACTCAAACACATCAGCTTACGCCACCATGGTTGCTCCGGGCGTAGCAAAACAAGAAAAAATCGACGACGAGAATTTAAGCGCTGAGGCAAGGTGGGACATGTACATGCAAGAGCTCACCGGGATAAGGGGTACCCTTGACCAAAAGAAAGATTCCGGGCGAATTTCAGGAATTGATAACTGGTTAACTAAGCTTGGCGAGTGGAAGACTCATGCCAATTCGCGCCACTACCTTAATGCCTACAAGGAGAGCAGACTTTCCGATCCCGTTATAGGGATTGGCATGAATAATCAAACTAAGCAGAGGAGAGGGTGGACAGGAAGGTAATGCCCGGCTCCCCCTACCAGTACTTTCCAGATCTCAATAAGGGGATCGAGGAGAACCCGTATAGCCAAAATGACCATGCTATTTTGCTTACGATGCTCGACAAAAGTGAGCGCAGGGGGTCCAAGCCTGACCCGAAGCTAGTAGCTGAAATAAACAGGAGAAACATAGCTCTCTCCGATATGTCTGGCGTAGCTATTGCGGACTTGGGAATGTCGGCTGGAGACACGGCATTAAGCAAGTCGGTAAGGCCGGCAATAAAAGCAACCGGAAGAAATGCCGTCACTAAGGCCATTCCAAAGCTATCAAAAGTAGTTTCCAAGTATGCCCCGGGGCTTGGAACCGCGAGTAATTTAATTCAAGGAGGGCTTCAAATTGAGAGTGGCGTTAGCCCATATGGACGCGGAAAGCCCGGCCTTGGCGTAATGCTGGCTGACATCCTTGACGGGGCTCCATCTTATACCGGTCCATTTATGCCATTAGCCCAACCCTTGTTCGGCGGAATAGTAAGTGATTTGGCTAACCAAAACGCTGCCAATAGCGAAAGGGACTCCTTGTTAAAAAACCCAACTGAAGACGCCCTTTTAAACGTAAGGTCGAGAGATTGGGGCAGGAACATGATGAGCCAAGTTTTAACAGGGTCGCTAAACGAAAGCGAAAACCTACACAGGCAGACTTGGCAAAACCAATACTACGCCGCCCCGGAAGCCGACAGGGCAAAACTGCGATCTGAAGAAGGGGCACGAAGGGTGGCGTATGACAGGGCTCAAAACTTGCCTTGGTTTGTAAGGGCTGTCTACGGGGCTCAAAATCTCACCAACAACCCCGGAAGCGCCGAAGAATATGAATTAATGGAAAGATTTAGAAATGCTGGAATAACGTTTGGATCCGGCGAAAATGAAGGAATACCTACACTTTAAATATCATGTATAACACAAAAATATCTGACTACAGCTCCGTCGAGGAGCTTGATGCTGCAGTGAATGCAGCCTCGCAAATGGAGGCGAAGGCTAGGACGGAGGCGCTTAAGTATGAAGCAAAAGTTTCCGCAGGAACTGCGTCACCAAACGAAAAGGCACTATACGATGCAGCGATGAAGTCTGCCGATCAGCACCAAAAATTTCAAGCCGATGCAAGCACTGAAAAGCCATCCGTTGAAAAAAAGCAAAGGACAGCTCGCGCAAAGGCAAAGTTTGATGAAGGACAAAACGAAAACTCCGATAGAAAAGATAATTACGTAAGGCAGCGAACCGCCGCCGAAACAAGGGCTCTTGCTGAAGCCGAGAGGGTTAAGGCCGGCACGGGCGAAAGGCAGTTCGATTGGCTCAGCGCGGTAAACCATATATTGAACCCATTTAGGTATAGAGGTAATCAATCACTGGACGACAGGATGAATGCAGCTGACTTGAATAAAACCAACGACGGTAAAGGTTATGGAGTTAAGCCCGTCCTCGACGCAAGCGGCATGGATACCGGCCTAAACACAAACGACCTGATAAGGCTTCAGGCAGGTGGCATACCTAAGCTTAGTGATAAACTAGAGTCTATTGGCGTAGACACAACCAGCGCTAACGTTCCCGACCCAATGCACCCCGGGGCGACCGACTTAGACTCTGAAAACATAAGACTCGGCAGGGAGCGAGGCGCAGCAACCATGGAAGCGGCTAACAATACTATAGCTAAGGAGAAAATTCCAACCATGACCGGAAGGGGCATGGCCTTAAACATAGCAAAAGGCGTCACTCATACCTCCGGCCTTGCGGGTGTCGCTGCTTTAACTGGCGTATGGCCGTTCAATAAAAGCTCTAAGCAGCCTTCTCTGTCTCGCGTGTTCAGCGGAGTGAGGGATCGCCAGAGCCTTAAGGTGGATGTAGAAAACATACGTAAAGAGCTAATTGCAGGAGATGTAAAGGCTGAGGCAGAAGCGAACGAAGGGTTTACTAAGGAGTATCTCAAGGGCATGCAAAGGGTGATAGGCGGAAACCCTGCGGCAATGAGTGGAGAGGCCGTCGAGGACGCCGTGATGTCATTTAGGGACGGCACGGATAGCTACCCAGACACTCATCCTGCGTTTAAGGATGGCGCGGCCCTAAAAATAGCCGAACAAATAATGGAAGCCGCAGATGATGATAGTGAAACTTCCACTGCCTACGCGGATGCTATCGCGCAGCTAAATAAACATTTTACCAACAGCGAAATAAAGCCAAAATCGGGCGTTCCTTTATACGTAGCAAAGCACCCGAGTGGATTTATTTTCGCAGTGCATGATAAGGGGGCAAATGGATTTAGGCTCGTGCGCGTTCCTCAGACTGGCCCGGAAAAATATGGAGCACCCGAGCCTATTGGCGGGGTGTCGCAGAAGTTTAAAAAATCAGTCGTGGATATACCGGACGCCGAACTTACTCCGGCTACCTACGCTGCAAGAATGTACAAGGGCGCGGATGCACTTAAGGCCTATCAGGCAAAACAAAGAGAGAGAATGGCGGCAGGCGGAGCCCCGGCAGAAGAATGGTCTGGCGAGTATGAACCTGCAGCAACTCGATAAATGGACAATGATCCATCACAACTGGCTGCGCTCGTAAATGGCTCAGCTGGAGCAATAAATGGAGTTAGGCCACCCAATGCCAACATCCCGTCGTACAATGACATCGACATAGCCACGGCTATAAGCGGGGGGGACAAGGCCATGGGTATGGCTAGGCTGCTTAGCAGGAATGATAATTTCTCGAAGCAAAAAGACCAATTCATGGCCGCCCAAAGGCAGCAGGCCATTCAGCAGAATGACCCAATGTTTCAGGCTCAACAGTTCTACAGCCAAAGTGGCAACTTGGGCGCAGCCATCCAGATCGGCAAGTCAAAGGGTTCAGCCTTATTCGAGCTTGGTCAGGAAGTAAACTTGGGCAGCTTTGGGTCGTTCGCTATAGCCCCTAAGGGCAGCGTCATGGAACAAGGGCCGCAGGGCTCTATGGCCGTACCTGCTAGATACTCAGCCGCGCGAAGGGGTATTTCCGTTGTGCCCTTTACCGGGGGTGACGAAAACGCCGACGCCTTTAGGACTAGCATGGGCGACACTCAGAGGATCATGGGGCTCCTAGACAGGCTTGATACTCTATACGGAGAAAGCGGATACATTGGCCGGTTGTCTCCGACGATGAGGTCTGCTGAAGCAGAGGCCATCGAGAGCCAGCTTGTCACCGGAGTGCTTAAGGTTCTAAATGGGACAAAGAGTTTGGCAGGCGTCTCAGAGGGAGAGATGAATATGGTCATGGGAAGCATCCCAAGGTCCGCGTCTACTTGGCTTACCAACGGAAGGGGAAACGAGCGCGTAAAGCTCAACAAGCTGCGCAACGATTTGACCAACGTTTTACTTAGGGCGGCAGACTCGAATGGCATTGAATTAGTACCGATAAGGAGGCAGCCTAGTCCCACGCGTCAGGGTGGAGCTAGCGCCACCCCTAGCGGAGTATCTTTATAATGGACCAGCCCACTTCCTCTTCTCCTGAAAACGAAAACCCAAATGCTGATCTAGACGTCCAAAGGACGAGAGATATGATGGCGTTCCTTGGGCAGGGGGGCACCAGAGTTGCGCCGGTTGCGCCGAAGTTTGAATTTGAGGACGCTGCCCCACAGGAGACTTCGTCGTTTAATCCTAACGCCATGACCGGCAAGGATTACTTCGAGTTCTTCCAGCAGAATAGGTCAGCTAGGTTTAACCATGACGCGCAAGGTCGTCAGGCATTCAAGCTGATGGCTGAACATATGGATCAGCGCAAAGTTGATTTCCTTGGCTCGGCCGAGATGGCAGTGGGCCAGATGGTTGAGGAGCTTGGAGGCATAACAGATGCCCCGCTTCACCCCGGAAAATTTGCAGCAAGTACTGCTGAGTCGGCGGCAAAGGGTATACGCGACATGTACGGAATATTTGCCCAATCGGAGGACCCTCAGAGCGCTTTCTTTAAGATCAAAAGCTGGGCAATGCGTGTGGCCGGAAAGGACGACGGAGACATTGACTCCCAAATGCGTCAGTTTCACGAGGCTAGGGAGTTTAATAATCGCTCCTATGAGCACATGGAGGGCAAAAGCAGTATCGTTGGAGACATGCTCCCAGAAGGGTATGGCCACATGTTCACGAAGCTCGTTGAGCCCAAATTTGCTAACGCTCTTTCGTATGCCGTTTTAGATATCCCTGAGATTGTCCTTTCAAGCGGCATGTCTACACCGGGAACTGCCATTAAGCTTGCGGCGCTGCGAGCCCCCAAGGCGGCGGCCAAGGGTGGTGTGTTTGCGGCTTGGTCGGCTAGGTCTGCAGAGCGACTTTCTAACTACGCACAGGTGATGGGCGGCAAGGCGCTGGAAGCAACGGGCGCTGTCGTTAAGGCTCCATTCAAAGCTATTTACGGAGCCAGCCAGTCTGCCGCCCAGCTGGGTGGAGATTTCGCTGGCAATGCAGTCAGGAATTTGGCTACCGCAGAGGTCATCGAAGCTGGCGCTGAGCTTGTTGGCGGAACCGTTGTAAGGCATCCTGCCATGGGCTTCTTGCGAAGCTTCGGCCTTGAAGCGTTTGGAGAGCTGGCCCAAACGGCCGGAGCCGACATTGCAGACAGGGCTCTTGGCCGTGTTAGCGTAAAGATGGATACGCTTGGTGCCACTACGCTTGAGAGACTTGCGGCAGGCACCGCGAAGGGAGCCGACGTCATGTCGCGTGAGGCACAGCTGCTCGCTAAGGGTATCAACGCCTCTGTCGGTTGGGCTCCTAGCCTTTCTGGTCAGGCCCTTAAGACCATGTTCCGTGATGGAATTATTGGCGCTGGCCTTGGCTGGGCTAACTCTGGAGAAGAAGGCGCCGGCATGGGCCTTGGCATGGGCATTGGATGGGGCGGCCTATCCGGAAGTGTCAGGCACCTACACGCCTACACGCACTACACCCATCAAGATGAGCGTGTCGTCCAAAACTTTAATCAGTTCGTAGCGCCCAGCTTCGCCAGAATACATGGCGCAACCGCCGGAGAGATGGCTCGAAGGTTCGGAGACCACGTCCAGTCGTTCGGCGACCTTAGGACTTCTGCGATCGAAATGTCGCACCTTTCGACACTTGTCGCCCATGAGACCGGTCTATTTGGCGAAGGCAACGTCATGTTCTTCTTCGGCAATAGTGCGGCTGAGTTCGACAAGATGCTCTTGGACTCAAATGTCAGGCCGGATGATTTTGCTACGCTGAGTAAGGAATTTTTAAACCTTCAAGACAACCCGGCGATGATGTCCGAGGTGACGCTCAACAATAAGGCCGTCAAAAGGATAATAGCCATAAACTCTGATGCGTATCGTCCTACGTCAGCGCGACATGAGATATCCCACCTGCTTCTAAGGTCTGTAGCAGAAGCGAATGGCGACATGGACCACGTTTACTTTGCTGACCCGTTCACTGGGCAGAAGAGGAGTGCCGGCAGGGTGTTCAGCCCTAGGTATCTATCCACCATTTACGGCGCCTCGAAGGATCTAGGAATGATGCCAGACGTGGCTTGGAGCGCCGCCCTTCAGCAGTACGTAGCTCAGATAGAACACAATCAGTCCTACGCGGAAGCTGACCAAGCGGCCGTTTACGCGCGCGCTCAGGCTTTTGGCGTAGAAGCCAAGGACCATATAGCTAAGTTCCGCGATCTGTATAATAGCGGAACCTTAGACATGAGGGACCTAGATCATATCGCTATCGTCAAGACCATGACGCTAGTGGCAGAGGAAGCGTATGCGTATTACCAATCCGCAACCAGCAATGTGTTTGCGGTAGACAAGTACGTCAAAGACCCAGCAGCTAGGAATATGCTTAGGGCTTGGGCAGAAAATCGAGCAGCCTCTAACAATAGCCGGATACTTTCCGACCTTGAACTGGCCGGCGTTGAGCTTCGCGGCAAGCTCATCAACCCGGATGGCAGCGCCAAGCTGTTTGACGATCAGGGCAACCCAGCCATGGAGACCATGGTCTATGACGACGGCAAAGTGCTAAGGCTCAAGGCCATGGACTCTTGGATCGAGCAGACCATGAAGTCTGCATACAGCCGTGGAGAAGTTCACGTCTCATCCATGGATCCGATGCGTCAGGCGGCACTGGCTAAGACTTCCGGCAAGGAGCATCTATTTACGGCCATATCTAACGGCGGGATGAAACTCAAGACCAAGCAGGAGCTTGACGAGTTGTCTTTGGATCAGTCCAAGAAGATAATCGGAGCCATAGGACAGCTGCCTGAAAGCGTTAGGCCGCTTGTGCAAGTTGGAGCCGATGGAACTCAGCGTCTCATACTTGAGCAGATGAACGGAGAAGGCCTTGAGGCCCTTCGTGCGTCCGGAGCATTCACGGACCGAGAATTTAATGAACTGATCGGAATGATAGAGATAGCCAAACGTGGCCGCGAGGGTGTGCCTGCGTTTAACGTCATGAACACGACCCTGCTAGCTCACAGCATGCAGGTAAGGCGTGGAGCTGCGGTCTTTAGGCTCAGGGGTGATGACGTTCCGGTGACCTATAGGACCTTCGTGCCTCTCAGTGTTGAGGTGTACCTCAAGACTCATGATGTTAATGGAGACCCGCTAAGGACCCCCAAGGGTGGCGTCGTTATCCACTCACTTGACGTGGCCGCAGAGAACAGGCGTCTCACCAAGATGTTTAAGCGCGGAGACGTGCAGCAGTTGTTTAGTGGTAACTTTGATGACTTTGTCAGGGTCTATCAGGACTATGTGATTAACCAGTCCGGCCTTAATGGGCCTAGGGTGCCCTCCGCTGAACTGTTCAAGCCTCGCTTTGGTTCCGACGCTGAGCGCGTTAGGGACATCATGTATGAAACCTTTGGTGGCCGTAAGCCAAAGGACGCTCCGTTCATCAACACTCCTTCCAATGGATACATGGGTGGAGCCGATGACACCAACAGGCCGTTCTACACCATGCGTTTTGACACCATGGCTGACACTAGGCTGCACCCGACGTCGTGGAACGCCCGGTCTAACCTTCCCTTATTCCCTTACGTGCCTTCCGCCTACGAGGGCATCACTAGGAATATGATGGTGTCTGGCTTCCAGAAGCTCCCGCTTACCGGCGGCGCAAGCTTCCTGCGCGACAGGAATGGGTTTGAAATCTATCAGGGCAAGAAGGGCTTTAACTTGTTCGACATGTATGGCATCAAGGTCGGCACGTTTAGCAGCATCAAATCAGCGATAGCCAAGGCTGCTAAGGATATCGGCAAGTATGACGAGGCGGACATACTCCCTGCCGAGGAGGGCCACACTGTGGAGATCAATGGCAAAACCGAGGAGCTTCTCTTCCCTTCCACGCCGGTGTTCATGCTGCACGGAGTCAGGGACAGGGCTCACTCTATACTTAGCGCCAACGCCAAGGTTCCCGACTTTAGCGTAAGTGAACAGGTCTTATCCAGTATCGTCGGCTTCGAGTACAAGCTCGACCAAGCCGGAAGACTGGTCGACTCGTCTGGCACTGTCGTTCCTGATCAGGCGGCTGCAGCGAGGAAGGGCTTTACCGTAAAGGCCGGACAAGCGATACCCGGAGCAGGCTTTAAAGAAACCGTAAGAATAGGTATTGGACAGGCCTCGGTTACTACAGACTTTGAGGCCCTCGCCCAGAATGAAGCCGTAAGGGTTTCTCCAACTTGGCTAAGAGCACTTCACGCCATGCCCGGAGGAAAAGATATTGCAGACAGGCAGATGGCCATACGTCTAGCTATAGCAGAACATGTATCTAGGGGCTTTAGGAATGGTGAGCTGCAAATGCCTTCGGTTAACTCCCGGCAGACGTCTAACAATTTCGCGATCATTGCCGATGCTATGCCGGTTGATGGAGCAGACTTTCAGCGCATCGACTCCGAGATAGACAAGTGGCTTCTCGCGCAGAAAGCAGATATCAACAAGATAGCCGACCAAATAGATGGGGTATTTGGGATATCTGCGAACGGAACCAGCGCGATATTTCCACTCCATGACGTAGGCAGCGGAAATTATGTCCCTGATAGGGTGATACACGCAGCTCACGGCGTTGTGATAACGCCATCGTTGATGGCTTACGCTAAGGCATACGGCCCGGCCAAAGCTGCGGCAGCTGGCGGCGCCGGTACCATTGAGCTTATAAGGGCACACGCTGAAATGACCGGAGAAGGCGAGCAATCAGTGGTCATTCAGGCGAATAACGTGCGAGAGTTTCAGGCGCTAATTGGTAATGGCGGAATTCCAAATGAGTGGCTTCAGCACCATGAGACAATGACCCCGGGCTTTACGGCAGCATTTCAAGCCTTGTTGCCAATCATGGATCAGGCGAAAAACCCGACATCGGCGGCGGCGTCTGGCTCCCGTGGTAAAGTAAGCATGCCGCTTGCGCACCCTGACGTAAAGTTACACATCAAAAAGTATATAGACGACACAAGGTTCGCGGCGTCTCAGGATGGGCCTTACAGGAAGACTATTACCTCAGAGGTCGGTAAAGATGGAAGGCTTAAGCGGAATGAAGCAGGCAAGAAAGAGGGAGTATTATTTACCGCGCTGTTAAATATTTCTGACCCGAGGATGGAGAACTTCCTATCTCATGAGTCTATATATAGGGCCATAGCTGTTGCGTCAGATGAGAGTAATTACGCCGGGCTTCCGGCCGGGACTAGGGCCTCGGACATGGCTAAGCTCCAGCTGCTCATCCACGGGATGCAGAGCGATGACAATGTATTTCACCACGAGATAAAGACTACCGCCGAGAGGGAAATCGGGATCCGGGGAACGCGAGAGCTTGGCGGTGGACCTGTCCCTGTAGGGGGGTCATACGGTATTTATTCTGGAGCCCCATCCCTATCCCCAATGTCCGGGGCTCTAGAATTAAAAAATGGCGGAAAGATATCAATACAGCACAACGTAAACCATCAGACCCCGAGAAGGTTTCGCGAGGTTATGGAAAGCCGTGGATCAATGATTAAGGATGGGGTCCTGACTATTATTGCTGGAGAAGATAAGACTAAGGCGATGACTCAAAGTATAGCGAATGCGTCATACATACTTAGCACTTCATCGGACTCTCGAATGAGAGGGGCGTCCGGGACGGCAAAGGTAACCGTTTCTCCAACCAAGATGACTGGGCTCACAGATGGCGCCCAAGTCCCCGGAGATACTTTTTACAACCCCGGAGACAGGGCGATTAGCCCTATGGCGTTTGGGTTGGCAATAAAAACTAAGAGCTCCTCAGGGATCCCTAATATGGTCAGGGCCGCGCATGACGCCGGCTACACGTGGCTCGGGAAGCATATGTCAAAAGCCGACGTGTCTGACCTTAGGCCGTTCGTTGAACAGATTGCGCAGATAGCCATAAGCACAAGTGGGGACTGGAGGATTGCTGACCCTGCGGATATAGCCCCGATAATGGCACAGCTTACCGAGCGACTTGAGCAGGTGATGCCACACGAGAAGGTGGTGTTCGCTGAAGATATCATAGTTGGAATGGCCTTATCGCTTGCCGGCACACAGCCTAAGCAAAGCGGACTAAACTTTAAGCCGGTCAGGGGTGGTGGAGTCAATATAGTGCCCAAGCCTGCCGCGAACCTAGGCAGGGCTGACGCGATAGCTGGCATGTCTAAGATAGCTCAAGCTATTCATCAGGCGGATTACATTGATGGAAGCGTTAAGTCTGCCACTAACATCAAGGAGAAGTGGCTGGACTACAGCAAGAGGTCTCGCGATTTCCTTAAGTCGGGCGCTATCGAGCTGAAGACTAAGGAAGTCCCGGCTGGCACCAGCTGGCAGACTGACTCGGTCTTCATGCTTGCTGGCAAGAGGGCCATTGAGCGTCTTGACGCTGATCGAAAGGACCTGCTCAAAGACCTAGGACTGCTTGGCAGGGCTAAGGATGTTCTAGGCAGGGAGTTCGACTATCTGGAAATCTCAGACAGCAGGGCTAAGCTGCTGACCGATAGGTTCGGCGGCAGGGCCGCTATGATGGCGGCGGATGGCATGACCGATCCCGATGCAGCAATTAAAGCTGCTGTAGCTGAGTTTGCGGCTGGCCGCTTTGACGGCCCGGCAGGACTCGCCCTTGTCGCAAACGCCAACAGCAACGAACTTGCTCTTGGCCAAATATTCTCACACGACGAGTTGTTCGCGCTCTACCCGGGCATGAAGAGTTCTAAGGTGACCTTTGAGCTTGGAGCCTTTGGCGCCACTTACTACGGAGAGGGAAGCTTTGGCCGCATCGAGATCGGCATTGGCATGCTGCTGCGCGACGAGCTTGCTGCCTATGACGCAGAGGTGGGCATATCTAGTGAGTATGTCGGAAGCTATGTCGAGTTCAAGGGAACCGGCGGACTGTCCTATGACGAGAACCTTCGCCGGACTATCATTCATGAAGTCCAGCACATGGTCTATCATGCTGAAGGTTGGTCTCAGATTTGGGACTGGAACCTAACAGACAATGACACTGGCAAGTTTGATGTAGCTGAAATGAGGTTTGCCGGTCCGGCCGCGCTGACTCGCATCGAGCAGATGCTTGGGGGCACTGAGCTGACTCCGGTCACAGACTCCTTCGGGCCAAACATTGATGCGGTATTCGTATCTAAGCTTAAGCACATGCAGGTGGAGACGTCTAGGATACTTAGCTTTGACACGGCATCTAAGACCATCCGAAAAGCGGACGACGATACGGCGACTCAAGCAATCGAGCGCATCATACATGCGCCCCTAGCTGCCAAGATGGTGAGGGATGTTATCCCTGAGACTATCAGGTGGACGCAGGCCTTAGATGGCACGTTCCATATGCTGGCCAGCTCCCTAAGGTCACAGAAGGACAAGCTTTCCATCGAGGCCTATAACGGCGCAATGGAGAAGCTCAACAGCTCGGCTGATGCCCTGTCCAAGTTCACCTCTGTCATCACGGTATTAGAGTCCGAGCTCAAGGCCGGCACGAAAACGGCTCACGCCGCATCGTTCGAGCTCCTCAATGAGATCGACCAAAACAGGCACTTCTTGATGCTTGAAGACCCTTCGTGGTCCGCCTTGTACGCCGGCATGGGCGGCGGGTTTGAGCACCAGCTCAGGACTATGGCCTTCAGGGATAAGGCTAACCTTTGGCGCAACCTTCTTGAAGCGCACGAAGACCTTGGTGGTCGGGGTGGCAAGATGCCCGGCGATTGGGCTCAGTGGCACATGGTTAAGATAGCCAATGCTATGGGCAGGATGATGTACTTCGCCCAGCCCGACGAGCTTACCGCTAGGGTGACTGAAGCTAGGGCTGGCATGAGCGAGCAGCAGTTGTCCAAGCGGAACAGGTACATGCCTAAGGCAGACAAAGAAATAGCCGCCGCGTACAACGTTGGTAGGTATATTGCTGAAGTCGCTACGACTGGAGCGATGAGGCCGTTTGACGATAACCTGTTCATGATTGGCGGGGCAAAGGGATCAGAGCAGTTTGACGCCAACATGTTTGGCGGAGGAACCCCGAACACCTTTAAGCTAGGCATGAGGATGCTTGCGAGGTCCTCACTGCTTTCACACTACATCAACATCAGGGATGTCGGCTCCGCAATGAAGGTGCTTACCTTCTCTAGCAGGGGCTGGAGGATAGGCGTAGACGGCAAGCCTGAGTTCGTGTTCTCAATGGGAAGGCTCCAAGGGGCTGACCAGTGGGGCAGGGACACTGCGACGGCTGCAAATCAGGGCATATCTAGGATAGTTAACAACGCCATAGACTTCTATCGCGACTTTGAAGACCCAGAGACTCTCCCGGACAGGGCCATGGCTCTCACCGCACAGCCGGGCGAAGAGACGCGCGTCGCAGAACTTAATTCCGTAAGCGAAGAAACCGTAGTCAAGCAGAACGCCCTAGAGGACTTGATCAGGGCTAACCGTTTCGTTAACCCGACGGACTACGACGACAACAATGGGCCGGGCTTTGGCCTTCTTGCCGGTCTCTCAAAGGATGGCGTGTCAGTAAAGATAGAGGACGTAGCTAAGGCTCTCGGCGCAACCATAGCTATCGACAGCTTGGTCACGATGCAGAGCCCCGTGCTCAACGCCATTCATGAAGGCAAGGTTCCGCTGCTTATGACAGGCGGAGGCATCGCTGACTACCTTAGGATAGCCGGCGTTGATGAAAACGGCCTCGAGCTAGCCAAGATAAGCCAGATCGATAGGCAGTTCGCAGGTATTAAACTTTCCGCAGGAGAGCTCGCCGAGCTAGTGGCAGTCTTGCACGACGTTCCATTTGAGAGCGTCCTTGAGGCGCCCTTGGGGGCTAAGGCCATCGCCGTCCAAACTGCCATGGCTGACACTCAGCTCCCAAACAAGCTTCGTGAACTAAACCGGGGTTGGCTTCCATCATCCACTATGGCCACGCGCATGTCCACTTGGGTGAACGAGGTATTATCCGGTGGGCAAAGTCAGGCAAACACCCCTTTAAAATCTTTGCTTTTAGCCAACACCACCCAACGGGCAGGAAGCGGAGTCATGTTCTTGCAGAGCATGTTAGAAACCCATATCACGCTTAGCTGGAATGGCAATGAATACCTGAGCAAGATGCTTAGCGCAGATAGGTTTGCTAGGATACGTGAAAAGTTCCTGTCCCATGACACGAGGGAAATGGTATTCAAACAAGTCCAAACTTTAGCTAGCTCGGCAAGCAGCTTGGACCAGCGAAGGAATAGCGAAAGGGTGCTCCTCGCCTTTTCATCTAGGGTTGAGAAGCTACTGATGGAGCTTACGCCCCTCGCTGAAAAGGTTGCAGAGCGTATCATCAAGTCTGCTGAAGGTGATGGCTCATATGCTATCGAGCTCTTGGGAGACATTTACGGAGAAGCTATCAAGGAAGCCATGAAAGATGTCAGCGCTTACTCTGCGAGTGACAAGGATGTTTCCATATCTGAGCCGGGGTTCGCTATCAGGAGAGGAATGGACGTAAGGATTGGCGCAGGGGCTCAAGACGTTCACGCCCTTGGTAATTCCTACGAAAAGGTAGCCGCAAATTCCCTAGGCATGACCTCGGGTAGGGCAAATAACTCCGTAATGCTTCCGGCGTTTGGAATGATAGGTGGAGCTACCGAGGCGTTCTCTAGGACTGCCAGTGGTAGGGCTAGGTATTTGGGCATGGCTGGCATGAGCACTGCGCCAGTGTCCGGCCTTGACACCTTCACGGGTAGTTTCTCCAAGACAACCGCGCGCGAGTTCGTCAGGGGCGCCAACTTGTCTGCTGGCCCTAACTACACCGGCCTCTCGCCCGACGCGAACGGCATGATGATCGGCATAAACATGTTTGGGGAGCCATACACTTTAACCACAAACCACAATTCCGACGGCGCCATCAGCATTACGCCGGAGCCTTTCTTCACGGGCATTGGGCAGGACTTGCTTAATCTTGGTTCCACAAGTCGTCCGGGCAACATGCCAAACCAAATAACCAGATCCGGCCTAGACCCTGCTGTCGCGGCAGCTTCTGACGCAGCTAACAGGCTTATCAGTATGGCCAAGCAGCTTGCAGAAGTAATAATTAACCAGAACCAAGCCCATAATCTAGACATAGTATCTAGCGCCATATATGAGGCCGTTAGCGTCGACGAGGGGTCGTCCGAGATCAGGCGTTTCGTTAGGAGTGACCCGACTATTGGTAGGGCTTACCAGCTGGGCGATTTGTCTGGCGACCTATTAAAGGCAAAAGCCCTGCTTGCAGTCGCATATGAAGTAGCGGACAGGCCAGACATGAACGTCGGCATAGCCAACTTTGGAGTGTCGATTGGTTTCTCTCGAGACTGGGGATACTACTCTCAGGGCTCGTCGGAGATATCTAGGAATGCCGGTGGGTATAGGCCGCTGAGCCAAACGTCTGTCGTCAGGACTCACGTGACGCCAGAGGGAAGGGTTGTGCTTACGTCCGCGTTTGAAGGACTCGCCGACTCTAGGGACATCAGGGAGCTTAGGGTAATAGACGCCATAACTGGCTCTGGCAGCGTTTCTGCGCACGAGATAGCCCATAAGCCAACCCTTGGGATGATGGCCGATTGGCATGCCAGTATGAATTTGTTTGCGGACAATGAGCATGAGTTTGGGGTAAATAACTTTGAGCAGGCTCACGAGGCCGACCTCTCAGTTAAATCCATGGGAAGCAGGATTGGGCGCGTAAGTGAAATAGGCCTGACTGCCCTTAAGCGAATACCCATGAACCATCAATTCTCCACGGGCTTCATGAAGGAAGTGGCCTACAAGTATGGCTCAAGTTGGTACGCTAGGAACCTCGTCGAGACGCTGACCGGAGAGACGACTATGGACATCGTCATTGGAAGGCTGAAGGCAAGTGGTGCCGGCATAAACCTTGCTGCCAGCTTAGAGTCAGTGCTCAACGAAAAGCAGTTCTTTGGCACTGCATCTAAGGGGATGGCCGCCAACCCTGACCGTTCCGCATTCTTCCAGCCCCTTGCAAGATATATGTGGGCAGCAGCAGCAACGCTTGGCATCCGACACTTCTCGGATGGAATAAAGGAGCCCCACAAGTCTATCCTTCTAACGATGATAGCGCGCGGAGATGACACTGATGCCATCAAGCACTTCATAGCCAATACGCCGCATGTAGGCTTTAGGGAGGGGTCGGTCAAGTTTGGCAAGAACACCTCACACCTCGACTTGTCGCAGATACATTCTCTGGCCGGCAATATGATGCTAAAGGAAAGGCTTATACCCTTACTTGAGGCTACAGGCGTATTCAGGGCTGAAGACATAGACCTAATCAGGAAGCACATCGACCACGCCACCGCATTTGATCCCACTTCCACTGGAGACATACGTCACTCTGGCAGGGTCTTAGATGGATACCAAAGGGCAATAGGCGAAAGAGACGTTACACCCGGCCACCAAACGCCGGCCGATGCGCTTCGTGCGTTTTCAAACTATAAGTCCGGGCTACTTACTAGCGGCATGGACTTGGGTGATAATGGAGACGGAACTGCCGCAGTTATCGATATCATGAGGGGCCTTGCTAGCCTAGAAGGAAGGAAACCAAGGTTCTCAATGGATGCCACCGAGGGAGTTAAGTTTATATTCCCAGAGCAAACCGGCGTAGATAAAGCCGGAGTCACAGATGGCTTCCTTGGCTCCTATCCGGCCAGTTCCTACTACGCCGTTGCGTCGGACACTATTGGCAACCCGGACATTGTTGCCAACGTCAACAGGGGCGGCCGCCCACACGCGTTAGGTAAGGGTTCTGAGATGAATTTAGACGGCACCAACAGGTACTATGTCCGAAATGCAGGCGCCTCCGTCATAGGCTATGATCCTGTCACCCCAGAACAAGGCGGAGCCCTTGCTGCCATGATGGGTGTGCCTGTGTTTAGTGATTTCAAGTACTCGGTAACGCCCGGGTTAATGACCGTGACGCCTGACCGTACTGGCAGGTCCAAGCTTTCCTCTTCCGTGATGAGGACTGCAATGGTTGAGTCTATTATAGCTGAGCTAAGGAAAGAAAATGCAAAGACCATAGACATAGCTCCGGCCGGCCACCACCTGTCGTACATAGGAGCAGATCCAATGATGCTGGCATCAGCCACGCAGAGCGAAGCCATCAAGGACATCACGGCTACATGGAATAACAAGGGCCTTAAGGGTATAAATAGAACCCTCCAAAGCGGTTACAGGCACGGGAACTCAATGGGTGACGTCGTTAATGCGAGCGTTGTTACGCACTCTCTTTATAGCGATCAGGGCGGCCCGTACGGCCAAAATGCACCCAGCCACGGATTAGGACAGAATGCTGGCCCTGACCAGCTCGGCGAGTTTGCTCCTAAAAAGGGGTATGCTTGGCAGCGCCTGCCTGATGGCAGGATAATGCTCAATGTCACCGGTGACCATCTCGGGTACAAGCTAGACCATAAGCAAATCACTAAGCGCCGGCCCGGCTACGGCTTCAGTCTCATAGAAGGCCTTGGATGGGATCAGCAGAATGGAGTCCTGATACCAATGCGTATCAACGCTCACGTCGGAATTGCCGACATGCTTAGGACCATGAAGCATCCTCTTGCAGCGATGTATGATCACACTGATCCAGCTATAGTTGGTCAGCACATACGAGCAGCTGCGTCGTCAAATCGGAGGAACTTCCATGAAACGCGCGGCAATTTCCAGCCAATGACTGGTTCGTTTAGCGCAGCAGGAGACGCAAGGCTAACAAAGGGCATAAAAGACTTTGCATTTATATCCGGCTACTTGGCGGATAACGCCATAGATCCTATGGTCAAAGCAGATGCGGCCGCGCAGCTTAATGGTCACCAGTCGGCGAATGGATACGCGAGCATTATACTTCCGGCCAACGCCACTCCAGATGACATCAGGAGCGCTGTACTTGCGTTGCACATGGAGCCGGTCATTGGCCTGTCGTTAAGCCACATGTCTAACCACTCCCGCAGGTATTCGCACCTCGAGTTCACCGGCGACAACGCATATTCAAGCGGCCGGTCCCTGCCCACTAGGAATGGCATATCTCCGTCTACTGAGGGATACAGGTATTCCTTTAGGGGGTCTATGCCCGGACGACTTCCTCAGGAAGTCCTCAAGGGCCTTATGGACACCACCATGATGCTTAGCCCTACTCTCATCGACGACATCGATGTGATGATCGGCAAGATGTCTGGCGGTGAAAGCGGCTACTTCCTCCCTGACTCCGAAAGGATACTATCCATGAATGGAGACACTGGCCTATCCATTGCGTCCATGTTCCCGGGCAGGCCCGACTTGTTACGATACTCTTGGGACTCCAAGAATATGCACGGCATCAAGGTCTGGAAGCGCACTATTCCTAAGGGCGCCGAGAGGTACCATGCCCACGTCGTCCAGTTTGAGGCACCCATGCAGTATGAGGCTGAAGGGGGCCTTAGGATAGGGCCTAAGTCGATTGCGTTCAGGACGCCGGAAGAAGCTACGGCATTCGCAAACAGGGTGTCCGTATCCCGAAGTGGCGCCGATATAGCAAAAGCCCTCGCCGCCGGAGACGTCGAAGTCGTTAATGGCGCCGATACTCCCACGAGTCCGTTCATGCCTGAGGCTGACGTCAGGAAAGGCGTGTTTATGAACGGCCATGAGCTCACCGCAATGGAGAACTCTGCCCACTTCGTTGGAGACATGGACACTCCAATGGATAGGAAGTCTGCTAAAACTCTTGGTGCTGCCCTTGGATCGAATAAGCACTTGAGGTTCTCGCCCGGAGAAAGCCTGATGATGGTCGGAGGCAAGTCTATGGATGAGCTTCAGGACTTGGTTAGGTGTAAGCTTAATTTTGGATCCCCTCGCGGAACCATGGAATTCGCCTCCAAGGCAATGAACGCCATCATACATGGCGCCCTCCCTAACACCCAGAAGCTTGAGGCCATGCTTGGTGAAGACTGGTTCAAGGTAATGAAGAAGGCTGGCGTTTCCGGGGAAGAGATGAGGCAGACCGGGCTTGCTGCTCTATTCATAGGAGCTAAGACAACTAAGCTGACTAGGATGGATGTGGCAGAGTTTATGGCCGCAACCATACCTATGTTGCGCAGGCACGACCTTAGTACCAGCAACGACCTAAAGCTTTCTGGAATACTCGCCATGGGCGGCGGACTCGAAGGTGGAGACAGCCCCCACAAGCTTAATGGCGGTTACTTAATGCCATACATGCCGGACAGCGTCCTACAAAGCAGGATAAACCAGCATCAGGCTATATCTGGAATAATCGGAAGCTTAGAAAGGCTGGAGCTTACCCACAGGGCTCTTCTTGAGGCCGGCAATGTCAACTCGGAGTCGACCCTCAATGCTATTGCTGCCACCAATAAAGTGCTTCTCTCTTACGCCAGAAAGATAGGCATGGATGAAGAGGCGATTGCGAACAAGGGCGCGTCCGAACTCGCTACGTTAATCCAGACTAGGATCGAAACGCTAGCAAAGAAGACCCACACCGGCGGCGACACTTTCGGCAACCTAAATTACACTGGCTTAGAAAACGTAAGGCTTACGTTGAATGACCACATCTCAAACATAAGGGCTCTTCAAGATGTTAGCTCTATGGTTGGTGGCGTCATGCCTGAGCTGGTGCTTCCATTAAGGCAGCTGCATAGCGAATTCATGATGGGCTCTCCTGCCATGGAGCTCCCAACAAGGTTTGCCACTGGGGCTCCTTATGGATGGTCGGCTGGCACAGTTAATAACGGGGTCGAAGACCTTACCGGCCAAGTCATCAGTGGCCACTATAACAAGTATTGGGGCAATTACACCTCTGGCTACCAGCACGTTCAGACCCAAGCTGCCGTCAGGTTCGGGGATAAGTACGCAACTGAGCAGATTGATGGATACCTTACCCAGCTTAGGGCAACAAATGTTGCCGAGCTGCGCAAGGACACCCCCGACAAAGGTCTGATCGAAAGGAATGACCTGCTCATCGCCACTGCTAAGAGAGTTTTAACCGTCAGAAATGCCTTAAGGAGCATTATGAAGGCGAACTCAAGCACTGGCCACTTCGCTAGCATGTTGCCCGGCAATAACCCCAACCTCGGAGGCGCGTCGGGCGTTCATGAGATAGGGCATTCTCGCTTTAGCCAATCGCTTGCCGTTTCCGGCTTATCCATCGAGGGCTTTGCTGATCCTCTCGGGTTTAGTGGTGCCATGTATACTGGAACAAGAGACTATGCTCTCACTCCTCTAGGCTTCCCGATAACGCTGCTTGAAGAAATCCAATCCGACTTTGCGCAAAAAATAGAAGGAGTCGGCGTAGATAAGGACATGTCTATCTACCTTCCATTGAGCCCTGATGAAGAGGCCTCTCTGGCTGCCGTTCCTGAGTATGAAAGAATGGTATCTAAGGCTGCAGAACTTCGGGCTCTTGCCGAGTCGGTCACCGGGTTTGTCACGGATAAGCTCGTGGTCTCGATGCTTACGCCCCGGGGCAACAGGAGCAGCGGCGTCGGATCGTCTGCTGCGTTAAACTTATTCCTAAAGCTTCAATTAGACCAGACGGATATACTTAACAGGGGTATATTGGCTGTTCAGGTGCCCGGCTTGTTGAGGGGAACGGGGCGCGAGGTGAAAGCTCCAGAGTCACTTAAAGCAAGCTTGAGGGGCAAGTTCCAGCTCGAGCTGCCGGACAAGGTTCCGTCTATGGACTTTGACCATGAATTGATAGCCAAGATTGCAGAATACCAGACGTCAGGGTTCTCCAATGTTCCAGAAGCGGTTGCAGACTCCATAGCTAAAAGGCTCGCCGATAACATTCGGTCTACGGATCAGTGGAATAATTCTTTTGGCCGCAAGATAGGCGGACAGGGGACTGACGCCGCCATTGCTGCTGTGTCGAGAGAACCGCACCGTGCCATGGAAATGATAAGGCAGAACCTACTCCAGATCATGACTCGCGGTCAGGAGCAGATGCAAGAACAGCATGCCGTGCTTAAAAGCATAGCCACAGGCATGAGAAGCGCGGGAGACACCTCGGACCTGTCTGCGTTCGTGGAAGCCCTTGCGGACATAGCCGAAAGGCAGAAAGGTGACCTTGGTGCTTCGATAGGCTGCGAGCTTGCAGGAATGGCTATACTCGACGAGTCGGTTGCGATGAACGTCGCAGCCTACGCCCGTGGCGAATATAAGTTCGACTACGAAACCATAGCTAGGTCTGCCTTAGAACGGATAAGGGCTAGGTATACGGACACCAAGACGTTCACCGGCAAGACTATCCTTTTAGCGTTCGAGGAGATGCTTAGGACTCCTGCCGAGGAGCGCCCATTCATATCTATTGCGGACGGCTTAAGCGAACCAAAGGAAGTAAGCGCTGTGTCAGATATGATTACTGACCTAGCTTCTACGTTCAGGACCAATGAGGGCACCTCACTTGAGATAGCCGAGAGGCTGATGACTGATCCGGCGAACACCCTCCCGTCGACAATTCAGGACAACCTTGTTAGCATTGCTGAGTTCTTTGGCACCGGTGGTAACCTCTATGTCCAAAACGCCAACTCTGGTGGCATACTGTCCGAGGGCGGCAAGAAAACATACAGGGTATTCAGGTCTCTAGAAGAAGGCGGACACGAAAAGATGGCGTACCAGCTCTTGGCTCACCTCTTGGAGCGCGCAGGTGAAGGGCACGACCTGTCTAAAATTAATGCAGTCGAGGCTCAGTATCACAGGCACAACGGGTCGCTAGCTGGAGACTTCGTGAAGCAAGTTATTGAAGTCTATGCAGGCATGTCAAAGAGGGCGGAATATGCCATCGAGGCGCAGGCCATCGAGGCGCAGGCCAGAGAATTGAAAAAGACCATTCCGGAAGTGGGAAGCTATAGGGATGATCGAATGGTTCCGGCCACCTTGCCGTACGCTGGAGAAAACTCCTACAAGTCCATGCAGTTGCAGATGTCTATCGTGGACTCGATGAACCGAGGCCAGCGAGGCGTCGGAATAATGGATGCAAGCTGGCAGCTAACCCGTGGTCATGGACTTAGTGAGTCAGCAACGGTCGGCCTAGGTATTGGAAAAAATAAAAGGATAGCTTGGATGCCCTGTGTCGATGGGCCGGGCTCTGCGATACAAACCGTGCTTGCCTGCTATGAAAGGATGACCGGTCTCAATCCTAACGAGGCCGGAGGCATAAATAATGGGTTTTTATTCAGGCTTGGCCAAATGGATGAAGCAGAGGTAAGGGCGGTAATGTCTGGAACGAATTTCGATCACGATGGCTCAAGTAAGAACCTGCATGGGCATATAATGCAGACCTTAGAGCTCATGCTTGATAGGATTAGGACGAACATATCGGAGGACTCTTATCGCGCTATAGCTAAGGACCTTCTCGAGTTTGCGTCAGTAAAAGGAGTTAAGGACTTTAACTTCTCCATCAAGAAGGGGGCTGAACTTGGAGCAGCCTTTATGGAGGGCAAGAAAAACCCAAATCACCCCAACTGGGGCGATGCCACAAAGTTTATAGCCAATGGAATGAAGGATGTGTCGCTTGCCACCATGCCGGCGCACACCGGCTCTGGAGGATGGGGGTACATCACCAACTATGGCCTGCCGCAGCATAAGGCCGACATCATGATGGCTGGAACCAGTAAGCTATTCAGGTCTCAGTACTCGCTTGATGCGTTTGAGCGCCCAGCAATAACCGTTGAGGGCACAACGATGTCCATGTTTGACACTAAGAGTGGCAAGCTCATCGCCTCTGTAGACGTTAGGGATCCTGCACAGGTTAAACTGTTCCGTGAAAGATATCTGCAATCGTCTAAATACGTTGGTGGCAACTGGATGGTCCGAGCGTTCATTAAGGAGTGGGCGCCGGTTGGCGGTTATGTAGACCTTACTGTTGCCGGCTCTACTGCCCAAAATAAACCCGCCCTCGGCAACTTTGCTTGGGATGAGTCTGTTCATTCCTCTGCCACAATGGATCAGATTGTCGCCGCCGTGCGAAGGAAGTATGGAACCGGGGAGGCAACCATCCTTGATAACTCAGCACAGCTTAACACGCCCGAATACGCTGCTTCAACTAAGGCGATCGAGGCAGCTGGCGGCGTGACTTGGGGTGGAGAAATAGCTCCCCCTAAAAAGTTCACCATGGAAGGGCAGAGTGAAGCCATGAGGCAGCCTACTTCTACAAACGTGAACCCGCTTGCGCCGGGAATTATGAGAGATGGCAGGTCGTCATATGGCACCACTGGAAACCCGTCACACATTCGAGCGCTGGTCGCCGCCTTCGCAGGCTTTGCCCGAGACCCGGGCGCCGATGAAGTCGCGGCGTTTGCAGCCAGAATGAGAGACCCGGTCGTTACTACCCTCGTGCACACGCCAGAAGGCAGGACTAAAGAGATGGACGCTCAGTTCAGGCGCAAGATGTCTGAAGGCGTGTTCCTGCTTATGGCAGCCGGTGAGCGTCCTCGTGACGGAAAGATATCCCAGACTGGCTTCTCGTCTTTGATGTCCACCGTAAGGAACAGAGAAAACCAGCCGATAGTATATGCCAAGAACTTGCTCGTCGACAGGCTTGAGCTGCCGCCCCTAGACAAGGCCCCTTTCATGGCACCAAGGGACCCTCATGATATGCGTAGGCGAGTATTCGACAGGAGAATGGCTGTTGAACTAATGAAGGCAGGATACCCTGATACTCAGATTGGAGCCCATCTTGGCATCAGTCGCGAAGCTATATTTAATTTAAGGAGTAACGCAGGCATAGCCCCGCTTCCTGAGGGAGGCGTGAAAGGCCATGCAAACACCCCCAAAGGGCGTCCGTCGCCTAAAAAACTAAAACCTGAGGAAATTCAGCGCAGGATGGATCTAGTTCTTGAAGCGTTTAAAAAGACCGGCTACGCGCGCCCAGAGTTTGTAAGGCAGGGGCTACATCAAGTGACAGGCAGGCAGAATGGCAGGGGAATGGATGCGCTGCGCGCTTATGCTGAAAGCAAGGGCGTGGAACTGCCCAAGCGAGGGCGCCGGACAAAAGATCAAATGGCTGAAATTGCAGCTAAACGAAACGCATCCAAAGCGGCCGGAAGCAACCCGATGCCTAGTGATAGCTTGAGTGATCCTCAGCATCCTAATCAGATCAGACCCACCGAAAGCAGCCCCAAGAGCAATATGGCCAAACTAGAAAACACGGAGCGTGAAATGAATGAGTAACCCTCCCGACACAGACTTTAGCACGTTGGCTAAAGACTCACTGATATCTAGTGTGCTAGGTTCGGCGGCCATGGGCGCACGACTCCTCCTTAGCCCAGAACCGGTAGGGCTTGCGTGGATCATAAGGAGGACGCTCGCGGCCTGTATTACGGCCGTGTTCGTAGGTCTGGTGGCTCAGGACTATATCCACTCCAAGGGCGCTCTCTATGCAGCTATTGGTGTATCTGGTGCAGCAGCTCCAGAAATAATGGACTTCATCATCAAGTACGTCCGCGCTCGCGGAAACAAAGAGGTATCCAATGTCACCAAAGCCAAACCAACCAAGAAACGACGCAAATAACCTCCTATGGGTTGTAGCGATGATATTGTCCATGGCCGGCGTTTGCGCGGTCTATACCTCCTATGTCGTGCAGTCGGTGTTGGATGCGTTGATGAGCTCGAACACCATGGCCCTACTGATAACGACGGACGGCTTCAGGAGCGACGACGTGAAGCTGGAAGCAAAGCTAAACAACGCCCAGCAAGCCCTTCAAACGTCTGCGGATGTATCAACCGCCCTGACTGTGGCGTGTGTAATGGTGGCTGCCGGACTAATCGTGCGAGTAATCTTTCTAAACAACCATGACCAAAGTACTAAAGTTCTGGAACGAAAAAGCAAAACCCGCGCTGGTAAAGGCCCTCGAGCTGCTGTCATCGCTGCTCTTGCGGCTTGCCTCGCTTCTCAAGTAGGCTGCAAGTCCACGCCCGAGCCGGCGCCGATCGTCATTAAGGAGAACGTGGTCAAGGACGCCTTCATCGATCGCATTGAGAAGGAAGTGTCTGAGGCTGCTGCTGCTGTCACGGTAAGCATCAGGGCTAAGAGTATAGAGCTGTTGCCTCTTACTGAGACCCGCCTGTCCGGGATTGCCAAAGCGTCTCCAGAGCAGATCAAGAAGTACGAGGCGGCCCTGTCCAATAAGGTGGCCCTGAAAAGCGAGGAGGATAAGGCGGCCAAGGTAGACGCAGAAACCTCAGCCCTGTACGGCAGGGTTGAGGAAATGGATCGGGAGAACGCAGAGCTGAAGGCAACCATTGAGGCTGAGCGTCGTGCCAAAGCCTTTGACGAGCTCAGACAAGGGTGCATTAGGCTTGCCGGCCTATTTGCTATAGCCGGAGCCGGGCTGATCGTGCTTTCAACTCTTGTCGGTAAAGGGAAGGCGGCAGGAGTTACCCTGTTGCTGCTTGCGGCTATAACCGCATCAGCGCCCTACCTCATAGAGGACCTGATACAAGCTACATGGTTTAAGTGGACGGCCGGTAGCGTCGTCGTACTTGGCATACTCTGGGGCCTCAAGGAGGCAGTGGAGGGCCACACGGAGGTCAGGACCCGCTTGACACAGAAACCGACCACCACAGCCTAATGCAGTCGGTTCAATGTGTTCGTGGGGTGGCTTCGGCCTTAAAGGGAGCTTAAGAAACTCCCGCCTACACAGGCACAAAAAAGGGAGGCCGAAGCCTCCCGTGTTAATAGCGACTAGGTGTATTAACGTTAGGACTTGAGGAGGGCACGGAGGCGGCTGAGCGTCTCCTTGGCTTCCTTGTCCACCTTGTTCGCCTTGTACCGGATCTCGGTGTTATCGTTCGTACCGAAGGCAGAAGCGCTAAGCTTAAGTTCCTTGGCGAGAGCGATAGCTCCGACCTCACGGATCAAGCCGCGCCGGACGATGTCAGACAGGCTGAGACCGCTATCCGCGATTGCCTGATTGACCTTCTCATTGAGGACGGCCGGGATGACTGCGCTGATGAGCGCCTTCTTCGTGGTGTCCTTGGTGAGCGTTACCTTGCGGTACTTGCCGGTGCGCTGACGCGCTGATGTGTTCGTGTTCATGTGTGTGTGGGTGAAAAGTTTTGGCCCTACTAGGAGTCGAACCTAGATTAAGCGTTTAGGAAACGCCTGTCCTATCCGTTGAACGATAAGGCCGGATTGATTAGAACGGTACGTTGTCTTCGGGTTCGTTGTTTCCGGGATCGAAGCCGTGGGCCTTAGCCTTCATGTAGGAGTCGAGGGCGTTGCGGAGGATGATGTCGGCCTCGGAGATGCCCTTGTCGCCGTAGGGCTTGGGCTGCCATTCCTTGGCGTACCAGTCGAGGCTGTTAGCCGGGAGTGATCCTAGGGTCTGGCCCTTGTTCTTGCCGAAGTGAAGAGCGACGTTGCGCCATTCACCCTGCACAGACGAGGGAGCCTGCTTAGGCTTGATGTTGGCGTCGGCGGCGGACTTGGCGAACACGCCGGTGTTGTGCGTGTTTACCGGGGTCTCGACAGCGCCCTGACCATCATCATCCTCTGCGGCCAGATTTGCGATGGCGCTCAATGCGTACCTGCGAAGGTAGCTATAGATAGAGCCTGCTTTCTGGGCATCGATCTTGGTCGGATCCACGGGGATGTGGGCCTGAAACTCGAGTTGGTCGCCGGTGACGTGGAGCAGGATGGTTTTAATGCCCACCTGACCGTTGTATGACGACGGATGCTGGATGATAGTCCACCCGTGCTTGGTGAAGGTTCCCTTGATGGCTTCAATGTGCGACCCGAGGGTAGCATACTTGTTGCCATAGTGAGGGTTCTTCGCGTCGAACTTTGGTGACTGTACTTCGCTGATCGCTTTGACCAGAGCCGTGGAAGCGACGGCGCTGAGCTTGGTGTTGGGTTCTTGGTATTCCATGGGAAATTATTTGTTCTTAGCGGTGAAGACGGCGATAGCCCGGCCGATGATGGCGGTGGCGAGAAGCGTTTGGTTAAGCTTCGCGTCCTTGGCCAGTTTGCCAAACGCTTTCCATTCAGCCTTTGACAGGCGAAGGGTCACGAACTGGCGTGGGATGTTGTATAGTTTAGGCTTAGACATTATTTGCGAGGGATTGGGTGGAGGCGAGTGTCATCAATGACATGGACGTCGGTCAAGGACTTCTCGAGTTTTGCGATAGCCCTAGCCTCTTCCTCCTTGAGTTTGATCACCTTGTAACCTTCAGCCATGAGCCTAAGGTTTTCCTGCGTGATGCTTTCGGAGAAAGAAACGACCGGCGCGATGGTGTCGACGCTAAAGGAGTGAACCGTAAGTTCTTCTACCTGCGTGAAGTGTGTGTCCGAACTCCACTCGCCGGCGAGGGCGACGTCGTAGGCGTCTGAGGGGTTACTCAGGTGGAAGTGAGTGAGCCGGCGTTTAGTGAGGTCATACGGCGTGGTGTAGGCCGTAGTGACGATGTATGTTTTGGTTGTGATCATGGTGATTAGTAAATCTCTTTGGTGCGGATGCGGCGAGCAAGTTCATTCATGGCGGAGATCATGTTTTTCTCGTTTTTATCATGAGTGTGGTAAAGGCGGATCATCTCCTTGCGCATGCGCTCTTGAACCTTTTTGCGAGCCCTGTCGTTGTCCATGTAGGTCTCTGCGATAGCTTCGACAACAGACTCAACGGCGCTGGTGACTCCAATAGGATCATCAAAGTCTTCATCGGCGTCTAGCGTGGGAAGATTAACTACGACAGGCTTGCCAAACTGCTTAGCGGCGCGCTCTACGGCAGCCTTGATGGGCTCAAGGAGGAAGCCGTCGATGTTGACCATGTTCGACACCTTATAGCCAATGTCGGCGAGGATGTCGATGGACTTGGGGAGGATGTTCATCCGGGCATTGCGCACGAAGATGGAAGACGGGGCGTCCTCGTCGTAGTCTTCAAGCCTTATGCTGAAGCTCTTTTCCTTCTTGTTGAAGGTCATGGTGCCGTGAACGGCCGGGATGATCCATGTGCCACCGTCGCTGAGCCCGTCGACGAGCTGGCGTTGCCATTCGACGAATTCGCTCCAGACGTTAGCCGGGATTTGGGTTCTTGGGTCCATCGTGAAATATGATGGATCGTCGGTCACTTTGATGACCTTGGTTTTTTTGCTTTTACTCATGTGTGTGTGGTGTGGAAATGAAATGGAGGCTGAGGTGAGAATTGCACTCACGTAAGGTGCTTTGCAGGCGACCGGCATTACTACTTTGCTACTCAGCCGAAATTGTGCCCCCTTTCGGGGGTTTCGATTACTTCGTGATCGAGTTCAGGCCGAGTTGGGACTCGATGCGAGAAACACGAACGTTGAGGTCTTCGATAGCCTTAATGGTGGCGTTGTGGATGCGGATGATTTCTCCCGCGTCCTCAAGAGGATTAACCTCGGCATGACGCTTGTTGAGAAGCGCGGTTACCGGGTTTTCAAGGTCCTGCATGAGAGCCTTGATTTCCTCCTTCGTCACCTTGGCCTTATGATCGATGAACGACATAGGTTGGGTTGTTGGTTGTTAATGAACGTGGTCAGTGTTTGTCACCGACTCAGGCACTATTCCTATCTGTTGACCCTCGTGCAACAACAATTCCACACTTAGTGCTAAGATTTACCTAAGTCGTTGATATGGAACGTGATATTCTTGGACCTTTTTTTGGAAATTAGCCGGTGTGCACCAGATCCGGCCGCCCATTTTGACATATCCGGTCACTCCGTAGCGGTAACCGGCGTATACATCAGCAAAGGTAAGCTCCCTATTCAGCTTAGCCCTGAGCCTGATGTATGTGATTTCCAGATACGCGGCGCAAGCACGACGAGCTACCCACGCATTGTGTGCGTCAGTCCAAGGGCACTGCGACACCTCGCTCCATGCGTCCTTGGAAAGTCCATACGCGCCACGAGCTACGATGAGGCCGTGACTTGCGTGGATATATTCATCCGGGTTCTTGACGCCGCCGGTCTCAAAGTGCTTAACCCATTCTGTTTGATCAGCGCGAGCCGCGAAGCCAAGCAACAGCATGAGCCACTTCATAGCAGCTCAAGCGTGTCGTTGCCCGGCGCCACTCCAACGGTGGTGAATAGGTCTCTGTCCTTAAGCCTAGCTAACAGGGCTGAGCCAAGCTCCTTGTCATGGAAGCGCTCGGCAAGTGTCATGCCGGTATGGTTGGTGGTGATGATGGTCGGCTTCATGTTCTGTGAGCGCTGGTCAATGAGAGCGAACAATACAGAGGCCATGCGCTCCGTCATCTTCTCCTTGCCGAGGTCGTCAAGCCCAAGCACATCAACGTCGATGAGGCCCTTCATAACCTGATCCCACTTCTCCTTGCCCCAAGCGCCCACCATCTCGGCCTCTAGCTCAAACATAGTAAGCACCTTCACGCCCATGCCCTCGGCCTTAAGCCTATTACGGATATACCACAGGCACCGGGTCTTGCCCTTGCGTGTGGCTCCATGAATGAGCAGAGACTTCCTCACCCGCCCCGGGTTCCACGACGTCGCGATGTCTGCTAGTGCCTTGGGCAGCCGGTTAGGATCAGTGTCCTTGAATAGCTCCGGGCAGCCGTCGGTTGCGCTTGGCCTAGGCTTAGAGCCCTCCTCCTTGGCACGAATAGCCTCGGCGGCAATTACGCACTCGTCCTTGCAGCAATACACTGCTGCCGGGAACTGAAACAGCTTCCCGTTCCACTCCAAGCTGTGAGGCGGAATGTCTGCCCCGCAATTACGGCATGCCCTATGTTCGTTCATGGCGGCGGTTAACCCCACGGTTCACGAGGAGTACGTCAATGTCGTCGTCGATCATCTCAACTGTGACTACGATGCGGTTGTCTTTAATCATGTGTGTGATCTCTAATTTTCGGAGAGACTTAGAATATGCCCTCATGTCCTTGTGCAGCTTCTCAACCGCGCGCTCGACGAGGAGCTTTGATACGCCGATAAGCCTGTTGTCTAACTCGGCTTGAGCGAAGTCGATATCTTCGATCATCTTGCCTAGGCACTTAGCTAGTGCGTGGGAGTCCACGCCGACGTTGCGAGCTGCCTTACTTGTGGTCCTGTTCTTCCGGCCAGTTGAGCCGTCGCCGGGCTTATAGTACTTTCGCGTCATGGGCTAAGAGCTTATCGATGGTCTTTTGGCTGTAGGCTTTAAGCTTACCGTCGATAGACAGGTTCCAATAGTTGATGTTACCCTTCTTGCGTGGCTTGAGCAGCCGGGCAACGGCTCCACATGGAAGGATGTAGTATTTGGTATCGTTTATTTGTTTCATGGGTCAGAAGCCTTTGGCGTGATCAGCGTCAGTCTGGGCTGGCTTGCTTATGCGGACATAGCCGTGCTGCCCTGCCGGTGCCTTCACATGGATGGATTGCCACTCATTGCGAGTGGATACCTCAAGCGCCTCCTTGGCGGCCTTAGGATCGAAGCCAGATAGGTATTTAAGCTGCTTGTGCATCCAAGGGATGCTGGTCGTCCACTTGCGGGAACGCCTTAGCTTGATGTACTCAATCCATGCATCGGAAACGCCCTGCTCCAGCTTCCCGGCAGCAACAGCGACCTCTGTCATCTGTATCTTAGTCTTATCGTTTATATCACTTGTATCTATTGGGTGAAGTTTCCTTCGCCCCTCCCCTGAAGGATTTTTCACCCCCCCGGTGAAGTTTTCTTCACCCTCTAGGCATAGCGTGACTATGTCCCAGAGGACGCCCTTGGCGTCGCGCGTGATCAGGCCGGCCTCCAGAAGCTCCCCAATTAGCATCTGGACGTTACGGTCAGTGCAATGCAGGTAAGCCCCAAGGGTAGCCCTAGAGGCATAGCACCCACGCTCATTGCTGAGTATGTGCACAATGCTCCAGAGGAACTTGGCGTTGGTGCTGATGTTCGGGTTACTGAATACCTTGGCCGGTATCCAGACACCCTTGAATGGCAGGTCGCTCACAGTGTAGATACGCCGAAGTAGACGTCATCTCTCATCGTGGGATTGTTGCGCTGATTATGGATACGGATGAGTCCACGGATCAGAGAGGTGCGGCCGAAGGCAAGCGAGTCTTCATTGAAAGTATAGGCGCGCGTGGCACCCGTGTCCTTGCCGGACACAAGATATAGCACCCCGACAACCTTGTCTCTCATCATGCCCTCAGCGAGCATAACGTAGGTGAAGGCCTGAAGTGGCCACTCGGAGTCACGAGCCTTACGCCTGACGGCCTCGAAGGAGCTAGTTTGTGTGGTCTTATAATCCACAAGCACAGTGTTGTCCTCAAGTATGTGGAGCATGTCAATCTGGCCCTTAATTGGGATCGTGAACAGAAGCTTATTGTCGCGAAACACCTCTGCGTCTGCGATGATGGAGAGCTCCCTACGACGATTGCCCGTGCCCGGCGTAAAGGTTTTCTCAGAGGCCTTGGCGCCGGCCGTGAGAGACTCAGCCTTATCCCACAGGTGCTCCTGCACCATGGTTTTACCGGAGTCGTGTGCTAGTGATAGCATAGACTCGAACTGGGCCTTACCCTCTTTGGTGCGCCTATCCATCTTGGGCACACGCATATATTTGCTCGTGTCATCAGCCATGATGGCGTGGAAGACAGAGCCAATTAGCATGTCGTCAGACGGATCATCGTGCTCGGCCGCAAGCTTAACGGCCATATTATAGCCGTGCTCGTTGACGAGCTTGATGAAGCTCTGGTTGATGGCTGGATAGTCACGGTATATCTCGTTGGAGATCTCCGTGGCCTTGGTCAGCCTGATGTCGGTGGTGGGTGTTACTACTTCGGATATGATGTCGGTCATGGTGGAAATTATTTCTTGATGCGCTTGATGATCTCTCGTCGCTCGACCTTGATGGCCTTGACGTCATCCCAGATGAAGCCACCTCGGGATGGCTTAGACTCGCGCGACACATATGCGGCCGCAAGCGTGGAGTTGCCGGCGAAGCCAACAGATATCCACAGGTCTGTGGTCAGGACGTCGGCAAGCCGGTCCTCGTATCGCTTCACCCAATCAATCTTATCCATGTGAAGCTTGCTCAGCATGTCTGCGTTGTGGGCGATCTCATGCTTCATGCGAGCGATATCCTTGCGGTATTGAGCCGCGTGGAACTCGCGCCACTTTGGGCCAGCATATCCGGCGACTACATATTCGTAGTCCCGGTTGCTCTTGCGAGTGATCACGACGCCATCAGGCAGCGTGGCTGTGTATTCGTATTGAGCCATGGTTGTTAGGCCTTGGGGTTAGCGTCGAAGCCAAGGTAGGCTCCAAGTTCGTCGATTGCTTTCTCGACGGCGTCGAGGGCGAACTTATTGGGGCTGAACGTTAGTCCGCGCTCCGTGAAGTTCTGTTCGACCTTGGCAAGCTTGGCCACAAGGGCGTGAACCCGGCGATTGTGCGCATCGGAACGGCTAGGTCCATGACTGATCTGGATCACGCTGGTCGCCCCTTTGGAAAGCTTTAGCTTCGATTTGAGAATGCCGACGCCCGGAATGAGCGATGCATTGATAGGCTTAAGCCCGTTGTTGTTTTCTTGGTTCATGTGTGTGTGGATGAAATGTGATTAGATGATAGAGTCTTGGAGCTTCTCGAGTGCGGCAACTTCCGGGGTGTCGAAGCCCTGATGGTAGATGGCCATGATGTCATTGACGAGGTCACGGGCCTTGGCGAAGTCTGGGTGATCCTTGGAAGGCCACATATCGATTAGCTTGCGATTGGCTGGGTCATAGAACCACTCATTGCGGTTGATGATCTTGAAGCCAAGGCTGACAAGCTTTGTTCCCTTGACGAGGACTTGGGAAGGCAAGCGACGCTTGCTGTTGGCGTATTGCCAGAACTCGGTGATACGGCTGTCGATAAGCATTTCGCCGATGAAGCCAGTCTTGGCGCCCGGGTTATGCTTAGCGTACATCACGTTCAGGCGTTCTACGCTAGGCTTGATGACCGCGCGAACGGTGATGCGAGCCTTGGCGTTGTGCTTGCTGATCTTGTCGCCCACGAGCTTGTAGAGCTGTTCGCCGACCTTATCAGCCTGAGCTGTGACTTTGTTGTTTCGTTTAACCAGCTCAGTGAGCTGGATGATGGTGCTGTCTGTCTTCATGTGTGTATTGGTGTAGGCAATCACTTTGACCATCCAGCCACCTACGTCAAGCAGTTTGACCTATATTTCTCATCATTTGTGTAAGTCACTGATAGCCATGCACATTTAATTGGTGGGCCCACCCGGATTTGAACCGAGAACCAATCCCTTATGAGGGGACTGCTCTAACCATTGAGCTATGGGCCCGGCAATTAGTTCTGGTCGCCAGAGCGTATTATTATCGGCCGGCGCTCGCCCATATAGGCCACGCCACGCACGACATTATAATCCACCCATTCAACAGCCGTGGTCAGCTTGTCTTCGTCATTCTCTTCGTCATCGAACGCCCTGTAGAATGCAGCCACAAGCTTCTCGTAGCTGTAGTATACATGATGCCCATCCATGTCCCATCCAATGATCGCATCATCTAGCTCTTCGCGCGGCTCCAGCAGGATGCATCCATGTAAGCCTTCCTCATAGTCGAGCACATCATCGAAGTGTGTTCTGTGCTTTGCAGGCACATCGCTTCCGAGCTTATTTGCCGGGCTTGTGCTCACCCTTGGCTTTGATTTCGTTTTGGTTTTTTTGTGTTTGCGTCGTTGTGTCATTGCGGTTCTATCCAGATCTAATCGTTGCATATGTCCATCCCAATATATGAGAGTAATTCAGATCGGCAGCGGCAGCAGGATGTCATAACCTTTGTATCAGCTCAGTGGCTGTGCGTGGCCGTTCCGTCAGCGCCAATGGCTCAGCACGACTACGCTCTATGTCGCCACGACCACAAGGATGACCGGCTATATGCCCACGCCTACGTGGAGATCAAATGCCGGTCAGAGCACAGGCAGGATTATTGGCTGTCCAAGGCCAAGTGGGATTACCTCATGGACCTGAGCAATACAACCGACAGGCCGGCCTTCGTTGTCATTCATTGTGCCAAGACCGACAAGGTCAGGTATGCCAAGGTTGGGGTTGAGCAATACTATCCCAAGGTCATCCAAGCTGGCAGGACTGACCGGCCAGATGATCCCAATGCTATCGAGGATATGGTCGTCTTACCTATGTCTCGATTTAGGTGCCTAGGATGCCTCAGGAAGCCAGATCAGCATATAGATGAGCTTACTACCGGATAGTGCCTAGCTTGACGTCCTGAGCCGATTAGAATTGAGTCAGGGATAGATATAACGCGTGACCCCCTGCTGGTAGCCTCTTAAAGAAGACCCCTGTGTCAAGTAGCTAACTGTCCACGGCGCCGGTTAGGTATGCTTTATGTTCAAGATCACACTAGACATAATACCCGTTGTGCGAAATCGGCTGCTATCCCGACGTTGACCGGCGCCAGTTGGTCATGCTGAAGGGGGCGGGGGGGGTCGATCGTTGATGTCTGTCCCTAGGGCTGACGGGTTGATAGACTCATCCTTTATTTCCAAAAAAGACCCCTTGGGATCCTTAGCCCAATTCAGGAATTTGGCCGTATCCTCCGGCTTGACGGACTCAAATTCCGCGTCGAGCACGACCTCCTTGGACCTACGCAGGTCAGCCCCCCTAGATTTTAGCAATTTGTCGAGTGAGGCATGGTCTACCGTGAAACGGTGTTCGACCACCGCCTGAGGTTGGTCCTGAAGGGTCTGGATCTTGTCAATGGCGATGCCCATGGCGATTGGGATCTGGGAGACGTGTAAGTTGTCCAGCTCGTCGACTAGCTTCTGGCTCGCCTGTTGGACAAAGCTTTTGAGGTTGCGGACGGTGGCCGCCTTGAACTCGTCATTCAGGCCGGTTGCCTCCGGCATGCTCCTTTTGATGGCCATGACGTTGTTGGGGGACATGCGCTGAGACTTGGCGATGTCGTCGATCGCAACCCCCGACCTTAGCAGCTCCCTGACAGCCAACTTGCGCTCTTCGCCTATCCGGGACGCGTTGTGGTCCGAGCTGGGGCTCGTATCCAGTCTTTCATTATCATTTGACATGGGATGGGATCGTCCTGATATTTTGCCACATGTCAAACGATGAGCTGATTGACCGAGACCCTCTTCGGCTAAATTTCATCTGCAACATCGAGCCGATCAGGACGACACACCAAGCCGACCTGCGGATACTGCGCACCAAGGACGGTAGGCAGTTTATCGGCAAGACGTCGAAATCGAAGATTAAGCACTGGGGCGAAGAGTTTGCCACGCGCGTCCGCAGGTTTAAGCCAGACCGGCCACTTGAAGGCCCTTTATGGCTCAGGCTGGTCTTCGCCTTCCCGCTGAACAAGGGAGACAAGGCCAAGAGCCTTCCTCACCCGGTAAAGCCAGATTGGGATAACCTTCCTAAGACCGTCTGCGATGTGATGACCAAAGAAGGCTTCTGGCATGATGACGCCCAGATCGTTTTCGGCCAAGTGGTTAAGTGCCGTCACAGCCAGCCGTTCATAGGCATCAAGGTCTGCTCGGCCCCGTGGATAGATGAAGCTTTCGTCAACGCTCTCTATGACTCCCATAATACAGACTGAGAAGGAGCTGATAGCTCGCTATGGATTGCCTCGAGATGAGATGATCCGCTTCCGACGCGAGAAACTCAGTCCCATCGCCGACTGGAACCGCGTCAGGCAAGGGGACAAGCCTGAGCACATGTGCCCAATAGAATTTACGGAAGCCGGTATGGCAAAGGTATTAGATCATTTCAAGATAAGCCTCAAGCCGCAGGATAGCTGGCCTAAGACCGCCATAGTGTCTCGAACCAATTGGCCAAACCATAAGCTCATGACAGTCTTGATCGACGGCAAGAGCCATAACGTCATAGTAGCCAATGCTAGGCTTTTCTATCCGGGCGCCGAGGTAAAGGTGGACCGCAAGGGCGGCCAGCTAATCTGCTCGCAACGTCCAGAAAGCGCACACAAACTTTTTTCCACCATCCAACGCAAGCAACATGAAGAAACCATACAACAGCAACAAGGAAAGCGGTAGCCACGAGAAGTCTGAGTCCAATCGGTACGAGGGCTACGAGAAGAAGCAGAAGGGCTACTCTGATAAGGAGAAGTCTGAGGGCAAAGGCAGCGGGACCGGTAAAAGCTGGAAGGGCTTTAAGGGCTGCAAGTAATTGGGAGCCAACTTTACATTCACAGGCCAGACGAATAATCGAGCTGGCGGCGGCAGATGGTGGGATGACAATAGTCAGAATTCCTCCGGCCGCAATTACGTAGAAAAGCCCCAAGGGCCAACCGCTTCACCAATTCCCAAGCTGGCGCCCGAGCCGGCCGTAAAAAGGCCCGACCCTGAGCCGGAAGATACTAGCCCGGACACGGCCGAGGCCATGTACAAGCTTTTCCACGCCGACGAGATATCGTTAAGGGCAAAGCAAATGGCGGAAGAGGCGACAGCAAACGCCAGATACAGGCAAGCCTTAGAAAATCAGCGGAAATCAATAGACTCGGTGGCTGGGCTCAGGGGCGCCTTCAATTCGCCGATCAACCAGCTAGGAGGCATACAGTCTCCGATCAATAAGCTGGCAGGATACCAGTCCCCGGTAAACCAGCTTGGTGGATTTCAATCCCCGATAAACGACTTATATAGCGGAAGCACCGTCCCGATATCTCGGATAGGAGATACCGTTGAGCAGCACATGCAGATTGCGGAAAATAGCGGCAAAAGGCAGCATAGTTACGCCATAGGAAAAAGGTACCGCGCTGGTAAAAATAAAAACAATGGCGTCCTTGCGGACGCCAGACGCATCGCGATGGGCGACCATATGCCCGGAATGGGGATGTTTGTCGTTGGGCCGGCGGACTATAGCCAGTCTTTCACATTTAAAGGATCTCACCCGATGACAGGAGTTTTCACCGCCGGGAAAGCGGGACATCCAGCCGGAGTTGGTGGAGAGGATCCGATGAAGAGGTCTATGAATAGGTTATTCTGGTCAAGCTTCCCCGGGGGATCAGGAGGCTACTCTCCGTGAGCTTTGAGCAGATCAACATAGGGAGCAAGGAGTCGCCGTTGATGGTGACTAAGCACCCAATAATACACACCCCATCTAGGGATGACGTTGTTGATCTTGCGCGCGAGATGGGAGCTGAAGCTACGCTTGAGATACTAAAGCGGCGCGAGGAGAAGATAAAAGCAGAAGAACTAGACCCTTACAGGCACGGCTACGAGCCGGATCATTGGCGCGAAGCCGATCAGCTGCTTATGTCTGGAAATGAGCTACTCATAATGGGAGGCAACCGAGCCGGAAAGACCGAGTACGCCGCCAAGCGAATAATGCAGCTACTGTGCAGCAGGCCTAATTCTAGGGTCTGGTGCCTACACACGACGTCGCAAACATCCATCCAGATGCAGCAGGCTGTGATCTGGAAGTATATGCCACCTGAGTACAAGAGCGCGAAAAAAACTAAGGTCACAAACATCCAGTACTCACAGAAAAATGGGTTTACCGACGCCACGTTTGTTCTCCCAAACAGGTCGCAGATATTCTTCATGAACTACGGTCAGGAGAAGAAGGTCATTGAAGGCGGAGAACCTGACATGATCTGGTGCGATGAGCTTGTGCCGCCTGACTGGGTTGAAACTTTACGATACCGATTGGTAACAAGGTCAGGTAAAATGATACTCACCTTCACGCCCATCACTGGCTACACGCCGGTCGTTAAGGAGTATGTCGCCGGGTGCCGGTTTAAAAAGACCCTTAAGGCAGACCTGCTACCAGACACTCAAAATGTCCCAAACATACCCAAGGGACATATGCCGTACACCGCCGCGTGTATAAAAGGGTCCGCCAATGTTATCTGGTTCCACTCGATACTTAACAGCTACTCCCCCTTTGAACAAATCAAGCTAGCCCTCCGAGGTCGAGGGCCGTACGAAGTTAAAATACGAGCATACGGATGGGCCGAGTCTCTGTCGGGATCTCAGTTCCCTAGGTTCGGAGAGCCCAACATCATACCAGACGACAAGGTACCTAAAGAGGGGACGAATTACATGGCGGTCGACCCGGCCGGAGCCAGAAACTGGTTCATGTGCTGGATGCGGGTAGACAAGCAGGGCAACAGGTATGTCTATCGGGAATGGCCAGACATAAGCATGGGCGAATGGGCTCTCAATGGCGAGAAGCCAGACGGTAAGCCCGGCCCAGCGCAACGGCAGGGCGCCGGCATGGGTGTGATAGAAATGAAAGAGCACATCAGGTCATTTGAAACTGAGGAAGAAATCTTTGAGCGATACATTGACCCAAGGGCCGGCAACTCCACCGCGATAAATAAAGAGGGCGGAGTCACCCTTATCCAACTTTTAGAAGACGAGCCAAACCCAATGTGGTTCACCCCTGCAGCTGGCTTAAGGCTGGAAGAAGGGATTGGCATCTTGAATGACTGGTTCTCCTACGACCAGAATAACCCGATTAGCGCCGTCAATCAGCCCAAGCTCTACATAGCTGAAAGCTGCATTAACACCATATGGTGCCTGAGGGAGTGGACGGGCTTAGATGGCGAAAAGGGATCAAGCAAGGACCCGATAGATGTCCTGCGATACCTCGCCGTCATGCAGCCAAACTACGCCGACGATAACTCGTACAAAGCCCTAGGCGGGGGAAGCTATTAACCATGATTACCGTGCCTGCGGGAACCCCGCCCCTGCTGCGCCTCACAGAGGCGAACCAGATATTTAACCTTAGCAAGTCTACCCTTCTTCGCCTTCGGCGCAAAGGGGTGCTTAAAACGTACAGGACATCCGGAGGGCAATTCATGTTCTACCGGGACGACCTGATCGATCATATTTCCAAAAACACCAATGGCGCAAATCAAGTATAAAGACCACGACGCTTCGCGAGATCAGCTCGCCTACCATAAGCGCGTACCAGATATTCAGTTCATGCTGAATGAGTATCAGCGCTCCGCCTACCATGGAACGATGGTATCGAAGATGGTCTACGCCGATGACGTTCGTTTGGCTAGGTGGCCGGGGCAGACTGACGATGGCAAAAAGCACAGCTACGCCCGTCCCGACGGCGACCCAGCGTTCCCTTTTGAGGGTGCGTCGGATGTACGCGTCCGATTGGTTGATAGGCTTATAAACGAGCAGAAGGCCATGCTTATGCATGCCTTTAAAGCATGCACCCTTAAGGTTGGCGGCACTGAGATAATGGACACTATGGCCGCCGCATCGGCAACTAACCTAATGCGTTGGCTCATTGAGACTAAGATGAAGCTGGAGATGCACCGCGAGGCCGAGCTTCTAGCTGATTACCATATCCACTACGGCTGGGCTATCGTCCAGATTGGTTGGGATCGTCAGATGGGCAAGCGCACCCAGACCATAAGCATGCAGGAGCTAGCTCAGGCGGCTGAAGCGTCTAAGGCCGGCGGCCAAGAGTCGGGCATGATAGGCTCACTCGTCGCTGCAATTGGAGACCCGCGCAAAGAAGATTACGCCCTTCAACTCATCCAGCAGCTGCTTCCGAATATGGGAGACCCGCAGCTCCGCAAATGCATCCAAGACCTTCGCGAAAAAGGCGAGGGCATTGTCGAGGAGCAATACATAGCTAGAAACCTGCCCGTCGTGACAGCCCTTAAGCCCTACGATGAAGTGTGCTTCCCCCCTGAGACGTCGGACTTGCAGAAGGCTCGCATTATATTCCGCCGGCAATACGTCACGGAGGTCGAGCTAAGGTCTATGGCCGAAGTGGATGGCTGGAAGTCGGACTTTGTCGAAGCGGCAAGCAGGACCATGGGCAACCATTACTACTTCAATGACCCCAATCTAGTGCCAACCACCACGATGTTAAACTCCAACATCCAGCGCGGCGACAACCTGATCGAGATCGTGTGGGCCTATTACCGTCAGCTAGACAAGGACAACGTCCCAGCCATATACTACACCGTGTTCTGCCCTCAGGTAGGGTCAGACATGTACGCGAAGCAGGAGATGCTGAACTACGCACATAATGACTATCCCTTCATCGACATACGCTACGAGCGAAGCCGACGTCAGGTAACAGAGTCGAGGGGCATCCCCGAGCTGTGCAAGACGGAGCAGGATGAAATTAAGGCTCAGCATGACGCAATCAGGGATAGGACCGCTATAGAGGTGCTTCCGCCCGTCAAGGTCGTTAAGCGCATCGGCGCCCTTAACAGGATAGCTCCCGGACAAGTCCTGCCTGTCACCAACAAGGATGACTACACTTGGCTAGAGCCCCCAGCAGGTCGAGCTGAGTACGCATTTCAAGTCATTGAGCAGATCGAGAAAAACCTTGGAAACTACTTCGGCTTCCAAGTCGGAGAAAAGCCAATCGACCCAACGAAGATACAGATGATCCAGCAACTGCGGGTCGACAACTGGCTCATGTTCTGGACTAGGGCGTACACCCAGATGTTCTCTCTGTGCCTTCAGTTTATGCCAGAGGAGGAGATAATACGCATCACCGGCTCCCCGTTGAAGCAAGGCATGTCAGACATCCACGCCCAGTACGACCTTAACGTCAGGTTCGACATCCGCGACGCAGACCCGGACTTCGTTCGCGAGAAGCTCAAGTCTATCATCGAGACTGTTGTTCCTCTGGATGTATCCGGAGTCATTGACCGAGATAAGCTGGTCAAGCTGGTCATTGAGTCCATAAGCCCTGATGCCGCGCGCGAGCTCGTCATCGATAAGGCCACCGCATCACAGAAGCTGTATAAGGACGTCACCAGCGATATAGCTCTCATGATGCTTGGCAATGAAGCTCAGTACGTAGAAAACGACCCACAGGCCTCATCTAAGCTGCAGTTCGCTCAGGAAATCCTACAGAAGAACCCGAAAGCCCAGCAGGCCGCCGGCGGAGACAGGATATTCCAGATATTGCTGGAGAACTACATGAAGCAGCTTCAGTTCTCCGTGGACCAAGAGAAGAACAAGCAGATAGGTCGAGTCGGCGTATCGCCTGCGTCCGAAAAGATCCAAGAGGAGTTCGGTAAGGCCGCTGAAGAAGCGCAACAGCAGCAGGCAGCCCCCGAGCAGGCTCCTCCACAAATGCCCGGCCCAACCGGAATGCAGTTTTAACCTATGAGCAAACAAAAAGAAGACTGGGTAACTAAATCATTCTCGGCCACCGACCCTAATAGCGTAGAGCTATTTAAAGCCGTGCTAGTCGTCATTGATCAAGGCCTGCAAATCGAAATGTCGCGCGTGATGTCAGCCAACACTACTGGCGAGGCTCGCATCCATTCGGCTGGAAGGCTTGATGCGTTCAACGACATACTTGTGCACCTGCAGGACAAAAGGGACTCCGCGCTTAAGCCGAATGCGGGTCAAACCGGGGCTCCGCAGTCCACTAACTTGCGTACCGGCCCGTGAGGACCATTTCTACTTACGTCTCTGCGGACGTTAAACGCTGACATCCATCTACATGGAAAACGACCAACAGCCACAAGCTGACCTCGAACTTGGGAACGAGTATAATAACCCCATGCAAAATGCTGGACCAGCCGAGCCCAGCAAAAACCAAACTCCGGAAGATTTCTTCTCCCGGATACTGTCTGGCGGCCAGACGGAACAAACCACCGACGTGGAGTCGTCGGAAGCGCCCGAGGCAGCAATGCCAGAGGCAACCACAGAAGCCGAAGAAGTAGAAGTACAGTCCCAGAACTCTGAGCGCCCCACCAAAGGCATACAGAAGCGTCTGGATAAACTTACTGCCCTAAGGCGAGAAGCCGAGGAAAGAGCTAAGCAGTTAGAAGGTGAAGTTGCCGATCTCAAGCGATCAAAGGCCACGCCAGCACCAAGTGCGTCCAATAACCCATATGGACATATCGAAAGTGTGAGCGAAATTCAGGCCGAGTACGAGAAACAGCGACAGATACGTCTATTCTGCGAGCGTTACCCGGACGGATACTACCCAGAGCAGGGTGAACCAGTAGGCAAAGAGAATATTGCGAAGGCTAAGGTCAACGCACTCCGAGCTATCGAGGAACACCTACCGCGTCATGCCCAGTATCTGGAAACGAAAGACCAAGCTAGGAAGTCCGCCGCAAGCGAGTTCTCTTGGCTTAATGATCCAACCGACGAACGAGCGATGAAGGCCAAGGCCTTTATTGATGCGGTCCCGGAGATTAAGCGTTTCCCAGATTATGAGATGTACGCGGCGCATATGGTTAATGGTCTTACGAGCTACCAAGCTCAAAAGGCTAGGACCAGACAGCAGCCTGCGCGAGTTCCGATGCAGCCATCCGTATCGTCATCCGCCCCAAGCCGTCCTTCACAGGGCGACAGCAAGATGGATGGAGCTATGAGTATGGAGCGCTATCGCAAGACGGGATCTATGGATGATCTGGCCGACGTGTTTAAAAACAAGTTCGTCTAAACCAAAAAGACCATGGCATCGCTCTATGAACGGGAATTCCAAAATCAGCGCCCCCTCCCCGGCGCTCGCATCGGTATCCGAGAAGAACTCTCGGACCTGATCCTCAACGTCGACGCTAAGGACACGCCCATCTCCTCGATGGCTAAGCGTGGCTCTAAGCCCGGCAACACGACCTTCCGCTGGCAGGTCGATCGTAACCCGGAACCCTCGATCGAGCTCGGCATCCTTGACGGTGCTGACGTCGATCCGACCTCTCCGTCCACCAACCCTGAGTTCAAGGAGTACACCAAGAACTACCGAACGGAAGTTGAAAACAACATCCACATGTTCCGTAGGTCTGTCCACGTGTCCAACCTGACGCAGGATATCCTGAACATCGCCGGCGTTAAGGACGAGCTCTCTCGTCAGCTCTCGAAGGCCACCATCGACCTGAAGCGCTCCATGGAGCTCACCTTCACGTCTGATATCCTTCCTGCGTTCGACAACGGAACCCTTCCCTACCGCACCCGATGCCTCACCGCTTGGATCAAGCCCGAACTCGCCACCGCTACCGTCAATACCCAGACGAAGTATGGCATTCAGGCCTCTAACAGCGGCCTCGGCAACTACAGGCAGGAAATTCGCGGCATCAACGAGAACTTCACCACCCCCGCAACGTCCATCATTGGTACCGGCCTCACCGTCGATGAGCTCTCCGAGAACGACGTTCAGGACGTGATGACTTCGGTCTACGAACAGACCGGACAGTTCCGCTCCCATGAAGCCGTCGTTGGAACGTCGCTCAAGCGTCAGTTCACCAACCTCGTCTACACCCAGCGCGCTCCTGCCGACACCAGCAAGATCACGAATAACCGCGACGCCAACTCGGATACCATCAAGGCTTCCGTGGACGTGTTCGAGGGTGACTTCGGCCGTCTCTCGCTGATCCCGTCGCAGTTCCTGCATGCTGGCGTCAATCCGTACACCATCAAGTTCGTCTCCGGCGATGCCGCTGGCGAATACCATGTGTACGACGGCGACACCTCCATTGCCGCTAACCTTGTCGATAACAAGGTCACGTGGTCTGGCGATGTCCCGACGATCACCGCCGGCACGAACAACGCCAAGTACGCCACTGAGGCCGACGCCAAAAAGCACGTGAACCTTCACGCGCAGAACGCGAAGACCAAGGGCTTCATCATTCCGTGGGAATACCTCGAAATCCGCTACGGTGGCAACATCGCGCAGGTTCGTGAGCTCACCGAAAACGGTGGTGGTCCTCGTCGCATGATGGAAGCTATGGCTGCTCTGGTCGTCCAGAGCCCCCTGTGCTTCGGCATGTTCGACTACAAGGCTAACGACGCCTAATTAATCGAGGTCATGGAACAGCTGCCAGCTCTCCATGAGTCCATACCGGACGAGCTTCTCAAGCCTATGCTTGAGGAGTTTCGCTCCGGGTGGAACCTCCGTAAGGTCCAATCAGAGGCAGCCCGAAAGCTCATCGCGGAGACCAATAAGGATGAGCACCAATTTTCCGAAGGGCTTGGCCAGATGCGCGCCCGAATACCGATCGAATTCTATCAGCACATGAAGTTCCTATTTGGACACGGCATATGGAACGACAAGAAGTTCCTTAACCGGGTGCTGCAAGAAAACCCTGAGTTCAAAGTGAACACGGTGGCTAAGACTCAAATAGTAACCCCGGGGCTCTCCTTCTAACATGGCAAAAGGCATCTCACCACAAGGCCAAGAAGGCCGCGACTATCAACGGGATCAGGCCGAAATGCTTAGGGACTCCGACATCACTAGGTCCCTGAATGAGGCATACCGCAAGCGGTTTGGCGGCCAGCCGCAGCAAGACCCTCGAAACGCTCAGAGGCAGGAGATGGAGCAGCAGCGTCCTATGCCGGAACAGCAAATGCCACCTCAGCGCCCCATGCCGGGCCAGCCTATGCCGGGCGGCGGCATGATCGACCCTTCTATCATAGCAGGCGAGCTCGACCAGTCTAATGGCGGTACTAACCCTGAGTGGGAAAGGGAGTACTACCTTAAAATTCTCGGCATGCTTGGCCTAGCAGGCCGAAGCGGAGCACCCGGCCCCGTCGGCCCAAATGGGTATGCAGCTCCGGGTAATGGCATGAACACTTTTAGGTTTGGCCAACAGAGTGACGGAATAAACAGCCAGCCCATGCAAGAGCACTACATGGATCAAAGGATGGAGCAAATTACTCCCCCTTCTAATGACTTTTACGACGACGACGACGGAGTAGAGAGGGAAAACGAAAATGGAATTCGAGTAGGCCCAAATGGGCGACCCTTAAGGCCAAGGACTGGCCGAGGAGCCGGCAATGAGCACCTCCTTCCATTCCTTCCTCAATTTCATTCCGAAATGGGGATGCTTCCGGGTGGCGCAGGTCAGTTCATGATGCAGACCCCGTTTAAATTCCTGTAATGCGTACCGCAAACTTCAGCGAGATACTATTCTCGGCCCTGCAGTTTTGCAGCCTAGACAGGAACCTTACTACTCCTGATAGGTTCGCCATGATCCGTGATTTCGCAGGGCGCAGGCTCCAGAAAATATGGGAGTCCAATGACTGGCCTGACCTCAAAAAGTACACTGTTTGCCCTACCGAGAACAACGGCGACAGGCGCAAGGTAACGCTCCCGGCCGACATCGGCCAAGTCATAGCCATATGGTCTAGGGACCCGCTTGGAACTACTCATGCAATACAGAAAGATTTTGAGTCCGTCGACGACGGCTTCTACCTCCCAAGCGACTCCGACTCACAGGTCTGGGTCGAGCACCGCCCGGACTCTCCTGTTCTCAATGGAGATGCTTGGAGTGCCTCGGTATCCTACCACAAGGGAGCTCAGGTATATTATGATGCGGGATCGGAAAGCGGCTCTTTGGTCCCGCTGAACGGCTATCCAGTACAAGGTAACTTCTACAACTACACGGGAGACACTCCCTCTGTAGCCGGCACTAAGCCGACCATAGGCCCATGGGAAAAGGTTGGCATACCTAAGCTCTTTTCAGACTACATTGCGCAGGGAGCCTTCTCGGACTACAGCCGAGCCCAGATGACCCAAGACGTCAATACGCTTGGCTTTATCGAGAACCGCGCCGAAGAAGCAAAAGACCATGCCTTAGACCAAGTCCTTAGGCAGCAGGGCTCCACTAGGCGTATCAATTTCCGAGGATACTAATCTATGTTCAATAAAACCACCCCCCTCATCAAGCGGTTCAAGACGAAAACCTTTACGGCTTCCGCCACCGCCACCAAAATTGAGCCTGTCATGATAGGCGAACAGCGCATTCAGCTGCACATCCAGCCCAAGGCTGCCGACTGCGTCATTAAGTTTAACGACGGCGATGCCGACGGCCTTCTCATTGCAAGTGGCGGCATCTATATCATTGAAGGCTACCAAGGGCCTCTGTCCATCACCGGATCGGGAGTTATAGTCGTTTACGAGGGCGTGATCTAATGGGATCGTCCTATTCGATCCCTCCGGAAAAGAACGTCGTCAATGTTGGCGATGAGATTTCCCAGCAACTGATCGACGCGCTTAACGCCGCGCCGGCGCCTTCTTCCGGCAACCCGTATGCTACTGCCGCCGACATATCATCGGCCATATCAGCAATACCAGCGGCCTTGCCTCTGACCGGCGGGACGATGACCGGGGCAATTGACATTAACAGCGGAAATGCATCCACATCAAGTCACACAGAGTCGGCTATTTCGTTCACCAATACAGGTATAGCCTCGTGGCTTGATGCCGAGTCACTTGGAATAAATGTAAATGGAAACGCAATACAACTTAGTCCAAGCCAACTTTGGCTTTCTAATAGCACTTCTGGTAACGAGATTTTTGTTACGCCAGATGGATTACAAGGCGTTTTAAGCATCACTTTCAGTGACGGTTCAATCCAGACTACGGCTGGTTCTGGAACGCAAGGTCCTCAAGGTCCAGCCGGAACCAACGGAACCAACGGAACCGTTTGGAATTACCTTGGAGCATACGACGGCGGAATTACCTACGCACCTAACGACTATGTAACTCTTGATGGCTCAAGCTATGTGATGATTAATTTCATCGGCGCCGCCGGCTACAGCCCACTTGGCTATCCCGGATCATGGCAGCTGGTCGCCAGCAAGGGCGACCAAGGCCCTCAAGGTCCGCAGGGCAACGATGGCCCTCAAGGACCGCAGGGCAACGATGGCCCTCAAGGCTCAAGTGGAAGCAACGGAAACGATGGCGGTTCTTTTTCAGATGCAAGTTACGACGGCACTCCATACATCCGCATCAATCAGTCTTGGCAACCTCTCTCGTCATACGGTATTGGCGAAGCACCGAACAACGGAAGCCCATATGTCCGTATCAACAACGAATGGTCACCCATGTCGTACTACGACCAGAACAGCGGGGGAGGCGGTGGTGGTATTTCCGATGCTCCCGCTGACAACACATACTATATCCGCGTCAATAGTAGTTGGGCACCGGCCTTTAGGGATGCTCAGGGCAACGCAAGTGGTGACCCATTTTATCCTTTCGAGGTTAAGATTACCGTCAACAGCACGGACTACTGGATGCCTATCCGGCCAGTTTAATTAATGGCCCGGGACATCACAGCCGACTCAGACTTCCGATACGAGGGCTTCGCCAGCTACCCGAATAGCGCTGCGTTTGAACCGAACAGCATGCTGGAGTATGCCGGCAATGTCCGGATCGTAGATGGAGTCGTCGTGCCAAGAAAAGGGGCAAGACTCAAGCTGTACCCATATAACTCTCCGCCGATTACTTATGCGGCCGGCGCCGCCCATCCTACGGCGGAAGACTCAATATACCTATGGGGAGCTGGAATAAGGTACTTCCCGACTACGAATTCCACCACATCGGCAGACCCTATAAATAACTACCCTCCGATAAGAGGTCAGGGTTACCGCGACTTACTGGCAGCCGAGACGACTAGGGCTGGAGGAATTGGAGATTTTGTGTGCGGTGGCAATGTGACCGAGAGGCTTGTCTACGCCAACCATGATCAGGTTATGTTTTCTTTATACGGAGGCGTAAAAGTAAATGATACGGATACGGTAAGCCTAGTCCAAGGCACCTATGATTGGGTCAAGGCCCTTATCGCCGGCCACAACTCTGTCATGGCATTTGGAAGCAGGAGCATATACCTGATAAAGGCTGGGCTTGGGTACATAACTAGCCCCAAGAAGACCGAAACAATGCATCAAGTTCAAAAGCTGAGCTCTAGTGATGGAGTTTCTGGCCCGGATGCGGTAGCAAGCATTGGAAGTATAACAGTATTCTTTGACGTCAACCGTCAGCCCGGCATAAAAGTAATCTCCGGGGACAAATTCAACGAGGGCGGAGAGCCAATGAGCTCCGTGATCAGTGACATCATAGCCCAAGTTGATCCGCTTAAATATGACAAGGTGTGCATAGTGGCCTGCGCGGGTAGATTTTACGTATCTTTGCCATTCAGGGACGGTAAAAGCCGTGTGCTGGTGCTCAACCCTTCGCTGAAAGGGATGTTTGAGTCGCTGGACGAATACGAGTTCAGCGCAAACATACTCTTGGTCGCTAAATACAACCAGATACCTAGGGTATTTGCAGTAGATACGAATATAAGCATGGTCTACCTATTGGATGAGCTAGATTACGACGATGGAGTAGTGAATGGGCCTACGCCCGGACCTCGTCCGATTAGATCCGAGATAAGGACTAGGAATTTCATGTTCAAGACCATGGCCGACAAGCGATATGAAGGCTTCTACGTCCATATGGAAAACGTTTCCGGGGCGGACGTCGTTATTAGCGCAATAACGATTAACCCAGACTCAGAGCAAGTCATGGATCGCTTTAGTACGGCTGCTGGATCGACGATTAGGCGCGGTTTGATCAACAAACGATCGATGGGCGTAAAGCTCAAGGTCGTTGTAACGGGCGGATCGTTCAAGATACTTGGTGCCGGGGTTGACGCCTCTGTCGCAGGAAGGTCTTTATTTAGCATCTACTAATGAACCTAGAATATCCCATACCGAATGTACAAAACCCGCCATTGACGGGCATTGGTATACCCTATGTCGGGCAGCAGATACTTACCCCTGACGCTAGTTATACACTGCCACTTATCCATGAGCTTGTTTCGGTCGAGACAGACAAATACCTAAACCCTACAGACAAGGGATACAGGCTCTATGGTAGGAGCATGACCGATGAAATAAGGTACGGCATAGCAGCAAACTCAGCAAACTTAGAAGACTGGAAGACGGCAAACAGGACGGCAAAGGGCCACCTTGCTCAGGATGTAAATATAAGCGGAATTACGATTAGGAATAATCTGGTATATAGGTTTAACGAGGAAAATACCGGAATGGTCCAAATAGCCGACGATTTGTTTGGGCCGGCACCCCCTTCGTGGGTGGCTAATGTCCCGACTAAAATCCTCCAGCGCGAACGCCTGATCGAATTCGCTGCTGCAGCAAAAAGCCTCTATGAAAGCCCGGAGATTGACGAAACGCAGAATGGCCAGCTTGCTCTTGGCCTTAGCGCGGCGATGGGCGGCGGCCACAATGCAGTTCCTGCACTGAAAGATAACCTAGCTTTCGAGCAGAAGCTCCAAGCTAAACAGCTTGCCCTTGGAACCTACGCTCAGGTCTTGGACATGTACTACAAGACTTACACCGCTTCGGCGATACAGGTCGGATCGACTATCGCCCAGACGGCAAATCAAACTGCGGCATCCATACCAACTGTCGTGCCGCTGGAGTCCCAACTTGCAGGCGACATCTTGGCCAACTGGCAGGACACCATAAATACCGGCCAAATGCGCGACCAGCAGGTAAGGCAGACACTCGCAGGCTCTAGGGCCATGAGGGTTGCCTACAACAACACCGACACATACTACCCGCAAAATGCCGTAGCAGAACACTTTGTTGCCACCATGGGCATCAGGTCTCAGTACGCATCGGCATCCACTTACTAATATGCAACAACTTGGCTCCAACTATAGGGGGGATAGCTCTGACACCCTCGGAAACATTATGCAGGGTCAGTACGCCCCGCTTGCTATGCTTAATCAGTTTACTAGCGGCATAACCCAAACCG